TCGATTACCTTTGAACCCAACGTTAACGGGTATGCAACTTATGAGTTGACACTAGAGAATGAAAAGTTCCATAGTCCTTCACAGTGGAGAGTCTTTCAGGACGATATCGAAATATCTAGTGATGTGGAAATCACACTACCCAAAGGTAAAAACAACCGTATATTCGAAATAAACAACGTGAACTATAAAGAGGGTTCTTCGTATTACGTATCGGCAGAAATCTTTATTTCCAACCCACTAGACAATAACTTTGGTGAGGGTGAGTCTTTGTACTTCGTCAACCCTAGAACTGGATTGAACGTGGTTGCGGTTATCTGGAAAGAGTCGGAACAGTACAACGCTGTGCATCATTACGAGAGAAGAACGTACACTGCGTTTGACCTTGACACAAACACAAATATTTTAGTCTCGTATGAAAAACAAGAGGCAGTAAATGCAGTCGAAAACTTTGACAATGCAGAGGTAAGAATATCAAGTGAATGGGTGCACATAGATCCGTACACTGGAATACTTCCTGCGGGTGCGTATCCGGTTACTGTACGAGAACGATTTGAAGAATTCAATGACGATCTCAAGAAGATCAAGATTCTTAAAAAAAGTGTTATTGAAAGAGTCGCAAAAGAATTCTATAACAAACAAGCGGGTCGTACCCCATAATGTTTAATACTAAGAGTACTCAACAGTGGCGTCTCGAATACGCCGTAATCACAGCGGATCGTGGTGTAAAAAAAGAAGTAACCGATTTCGTTGCAGAGATCGTGTTGTATGAAAACATCTACGTACCTTATGTTACTGGTCGAATCGCATTCGCTGACAACACGGGTATCTTTACTAAAATGAAACCTATGGGTAGTGAGAGACTTGATCTTGTCATCAAGGCAGAAACCCCTGGCGTGGACCACCCTGTTAGTGGAGGACTTGAAGGTAAAACATTTGTTATGAAAAGATTAGAAGATAGTGTAAAGGCGAACGCAGAAGGAACATCGTCTTTGGTCATATTTGAAATAATCGAAGAACACGCTGTTGCAAGTAATCTAAAAAAATTATCCAGAACAATCAAAGATAATTTCGTTCTTGAGATACTTAAGTGTGGCGCTGACATGGGCGCGGCTGTGAACATTGATCGTGCCAGACCTTCTAAACAAACGAAATGGAAAGGTTACATTCCTTATCTTAGTCCTTTAGATGCGATAAGGTGGATGATGAACAGAGCGACAAACCATAAAGAGATGCCATACTTTTTATATTCCAACATACACGAGAGTAATATTCGACTGGCCTCTCTAGACATCCTAATGGAACAGACTCCTTTTAATGCGGCAAATCCTTATGTTTTTAGTAGTGCAACTGTTCAAAGTCAAGAATATGAAACTGGTGGTCCTACTCTAGAGTCACTAGAGAAAAAACACTGGCACATAAATTCAATACGTGCAAAGAACATGGGAGATCAGATGGCTCAGGTTCAGAAGGGTGCGAGTACTGGATCTAGATTGTCGGTCACCAACATCAATGGTGACAATCCGATTATCGCCAGTAGACACAACTCAATGATGGAGAGTGTTGGTAAGATGGGACCGTTGTTTAGAGGTAATCCACAGAACATATATGATCCTGCATTTAATGTTAGGGGCGCGGGACCAATGCATGTCAATGACGCTGCTCAGTATCATACGATTGTTTCGGAGAATATTTACACACAAGAATTTAAGAGTTTCCACTATGAAGAATCTATCGATGAATATATGCCTGTTTTGACTGCAAACGCAGTGAGGGCGGCTATGCAAAAAAATACATACGAGGTTTCTATCAACGGTGCAAAGTTTCTCCAAAACAAAAAGGGTGTGGGTGATCTGGTTGAACTCAGAGTGTATGCGGATAATACTGACTTAGAAAACGCACCTGAACAAATAGATAAGATGAAGAGTGGTACGTTCTTGGTTACTGGAATTGCACATACATTTTCAATTCCAACCCATACCATTACTATGGAAGTGACCAAGTTTTCGTATGACCCAAGTTTAGGATAACAGATGAAAGAGTTACCTGTACAGTTCTACGGAGACAATGTACGTTGGTTTATAGCCACCGTTGTTGACGCACGTCCCCCTAAAGGAGAGAAACTAGAGGGACGTGTGTGTATCAGAATTCACGGTACAATGTCTCCATCGACTGCGGACATACCACAAGGTGATTTACCTTGGGCGCAAGTATTGATCCCCACTACTGAAGGTGGTACTTCTGGACTTGGTGCAACACCAAGACTAGAGGCGGGAACCAACGTCTTCGGATTCTTCATGGACGGTAAGGCGTCACAAACACCTATAGTTCTGGGATCACTACCTCAGTACGAGTTCGCCTCTCCAGTACAGGTCGGAAATGATCCGGGCTTCATAGAACAGGCTTTGGAGGCGGTAATAAGTTTTATTAACAAAGATTTGGTGGAAGACGATAATACTGGTGCAATCACTCAAGAAACCAGACTCGCCAGACAATCCGAAACTATACGGTACTTAATGGATCAGGGGTACACCAGAGACCAAGCGATAGGTATGGCGGCGGCTTTGGACATAAGTTCTGGTATGGTTACTGGATATAGTGAAGACGAAACGCGATATGGAATTGGTGGTTGGAGTGCAACTGACCAAGAAAGACTTCGAAACTCTACAGAGCTCTGGGATACCTTTTCAGGTCAAATGGAATATATTGTTGAGAAGGCGAAAGAGTCGAATCTGAATAGGGCGACAACAATTAGTAAAAATACTCAGAACAATAGTAACACAGTATTTGCAAGTTTGGAAGCTTTAAACCAGTTCCAAGAAACTAATAGAGATCTTGCACTTGACGCAGCGAATAGAATCAATGATGATATGGGTGGTGGATAATGTCACTAACTAAACAACAAGTCAACCAAACTCTAAATCTACAGAACCAGAGTAGTAAACGTACACATTCAAGTAATTTGAATAAGGCGGTATCTCTGGTTCGGGACAACCAGATTACGAACAACGTAAACAAGGCCGTTGAACATGGTCCTGTGGGTACTAGTGGTATCATCTCTCTGAACTCCACGGACAATGCGGCGCAGAAGGGGAACGGTACTAACCTTGTTCAAGCGGATGATTTTGCACTTAAGTCTGGTGCAAAGACCGCAACACAATTGCAGAATGAAACCGTGGTTCAAATGGGTGGCCACGGTGATAGTGATGGTAAAACAACCATCAGCGAAGACAACTGGAATGTACTGTCGGTAGAATTCTGGACAGACTCTTCTGACTTGTCTGCGTTGAGTGCAGAGATTAATAGTATTGGTGGTGGTATAGGTGACACTATTGCGGGACTCATGAGATTGATTACCGCACTGGGTGCACTTGCAGACCTTGCATCAAATCTGAATGTGGGTGCGGCGACTGGTTCTGCGGCAGAAAAAGCCGGTACTATAATGAAAGACAAAGCGACTCAGTTAGGTAACGACTTGCAAGGTGGACTGAATGGTATCGGAGATGCATTCCAAGGATTTGGAGATATCTCAAATATCCAAGAACTGGGTAATCAATTCGATACATTGGGTAATGCGATCAACAACTTTACTGGACCACTTCTGACTGCAACGGATATCATCACAAATCCTGCGGACGTATTCCTCGACACTCTTACTGAAGAGACGGGAATTGGAAATGCGTTTAAAGAAGTTGAGGCTGGTTTCAATGATATAACAACGGGTATCAACGACACCTTAAATTCTATTGGTGATACGATAGATGCAGCGGTGGCTATTGCAGATCCTATTATGGAAACAATCGCAAAGGCGGAAAGGTTAGGTGCGACTATCAGTGCAAACGCTGGTATCCTTCAAAACCTGAACGAAATCTACAGTGCGAACTTGGGTAAGGACATTACTAAAATCACTGGTGGTGCATCTCTAAGTAGGTCAGAGACAGGTAAGATCATGGATCAGATCAACTCTGGAAAGGAAAAGGATATTGCAAATGCAGTCAAGACGATTGTAGGAAAGAACACTAACTTGCATCCCGATATGATACCGATTGTTAACGCAACCGTTTCTTTCAATAACACGTCTCAACTACAGGATAACATCGTTGATCGCGCAAAGTTGGCGGGTGTTGATCCTGCGATAATTGCAGACTTTGAAGAAATCTTTGTCAACATCGAAGACAACGTTTCAATCTTTGACACCACAATGCAAGGAAACTTGTTTGTGTCTCAGAACGATTTCTTTTCTAAGAACAAGAATCTCAAAGACTATGGTTCACAGTATGAATCAGATGTCAATGTAGATGGAACGCCTAAATTTCTTACGTGTGATTCCTATGAGGAACTCGCACAAGAGGTTATGGTTACAGACCGTGATATAACCAAAATTGTTATCCACGGTAGTAACACTTACCTCAACCAGTACCTAACTTCTAGAGACATTCATCAAAGGATGATAGACAGAGGGTATGATGGTATGCAATACCACTATGTGATCAGGAGAGACGGTACTCTGGAAAGAGGTATACCCTCTAACAAAGTGACTGCGGTCACTGATCCAACCATTGCGAATAATTCCATCGATATCATTATGGTTGGTGGTATTAATGCGGCAACCGGAACTGAGAATCCGGACAGATATAAAGGTATCGGATCTTACACTAGACAACAGTTTAACACCCTAGAGTCTTTGTTGGTAAACTGGTATAGAAGGTATCCAGGCGTAGAGGTAGTAGGTCATCAAGACATTGACACTGCCTCTTCTGATCCTGCGTTCGATGTTAAAGGATATGTAAAAGATAGGTTTGATGTATAATGGCAGATGATAATATTACAATAGAGACAGCGGCAGAAGAAGCGACTCAACAGGTTCCCCTTTATGGGTTCCAAGATCCTTCCGGTGAGTTTCCCCGTAAACAATACTGGGGAGAAAGTTCTATCAACAAGGCGGCGAGAGGTGATTTTATTAATGACCTCATGGTCACGGGTTCCTTTCCACAAGTTGATCTCGAACTAAAACCAACCAGACCCTCAGAGTATCCCTACAATCAGGTTAAGGAAACTTACTCTGGTCACGTCATCGAATATGATGACACGGCGGGGGGTGAGAGAATCTTGATTAAACACCGCACGGGTGCGGGTATAGAGATTCGTCCGGACGGGACAATCTACATTTCTTCTGTAAACAAGAAATTGGAAACCGTTGGTGGTGACATGCGTATCATCGTAGAAGGTGATACGAAGATGGCGTACAAGGGTAATGTCGATATGTACGTCGAAGGTAACTACAATGTTGACATTGGTGGTAACTACAATATCCGAACCAAGGGTCACAAGAACGAGAAGGTGTTCAAGAACTATCGTGACCAGACTTCCGGTAACCGTGAGTCTACGACTAAAAAATTCCAGACTAACTTGACCGTTGGTGGAAGAATCGATACCACACTTGGTGCACACCAGATCAATGCAAAACAAGGATTTAGTGCCGCAACAGAAGGGACAATGCAATTGACTTCTGATGGTACTATTATGTTATCTGGTAAGAAAGAAGTCGCTGCATCATCTAGGGTTGTTAACATGACGGGTATGCACTGTTCGGTGATTGGTGTAACTGGTTCGTTTGGTGGTACACTAGTTGACTTCGTAGGAAAAACCTATATGGGTCCAGCGGGTCCGGTCCCCTATGCATCTGGTGCCGCATTCTATGGTGGTTTCTTGGGTTGTTCGTTGAGTGCGGTTGCGTCGAAGACTTCTATCACTTCTGGGACTGCAATCTCTGCGTCCTCACTTGGTGGTTCTGCTCCTACTATTCCAGATTTCACTGCTCCGCCTTTACCGACACCCCCATCTATTCCAACTATTCCTAGTGCATTGGTTGCGACTAGTTTGTTGGGTGGACCTTATGGTATCAAGACAGTATCTATTGATGCGGGTGATGATCTCAAAAATAAGATCCTCAAAAATGATGGATACGGTGGTGTCTTTCATGGTGGTGAAGAAGAAGCCTCCACACAGAATTTAAGATCCGCAATGCGAGATGTCAATAATAGAGACGCACTACAGTTACAGGCAATGGCGGATGGACTGATCAATGAAGAATCTGTCTTCTCCATTCCCGAAGCGATTGGTCGTTCTACAGGCGCGGATCCCACATCCATCATGGGTATGATACCTTTGGGTAATACAGAAGAGCATTTGGGACAACAGGTTACTCTTGGTCTTGATCCACAAACAAGAGAGGACATCCGTAACGCAGAGGCGCAAAGACTTGCATTCCTCGACAGAGAAGGTATTGAAGATCCTCTCAGGGCATCCACGTTACCCACCACGGAGGATTCTGCATGATCTATAGACCAAACCCAAAGTACGATCCAAGAAAAACTCAAGGTAGGTTCATAACTTCACAGTTACCTCTTGCAGCCGGTATCAATATTGCAACGTTTCTGGGACACGGTGCGTCTGGTATTGGTCACCTTGGTACTGCGGAGAAGAGATCACAACTTGCAAGAAACCTGTATCTACAGGCGCAGATGATCAATGCAGTAAACATGGACACCAAACTATTCAGAACTATTCGAGTTGCGGTTTCTGAGGGTGTCTACGAACCAGGCCCAAATGAAGTCTGTAAGGGAGATAACGCCCTGAAAGAAGATGGGAGAATGATTGTATATCAGGTGTATGGTGGAAACGGAAAGATCGATCATGCGGCAACATATGACGTTGCAAAGTTCTGGAAGGATCACATGAAGTTCAACAGGTTGGTTCTGGATTATGATATCTTTAATCCTGATGGATCACTTACCTCTCAAATCCTGATAGAGATGCCCAACGTGCCTAAGAACTTTGATGTCACATACACGAACGTGGTTCAGACTCAGTACAACGGATACTTATTTTCTAACAAAGAACTTGTTGAGGTTCTTGAGAAAAAGGTATAAATAAAGATATTATAACACACGAGAGTCAACATGGCAATTAAAAGAGCGCTTGCCACCGAAGATTTTGGTCTAGACACAGTAAGTCTTGCGACTACAAGAAACCGCAAGTATATTGATCTAGATATTGCATTCAAGGCAAAACCAGTATCCGGTGACATTTACAAGAAGACTGAGGCGGCTGCGGTGAAACAGGCCGTCAAGAACCTCATGTTGACTAATTATAGGGAAAGACCCTTTAAACCGTATTTTGGTACGAACATAACATCGTACCTGTTTGAACTTACCGAAAAAGAAATAGAAAAGAAACTGGCTAGGAACATTCGTAATGCGATCAAGGCATACGAACCTAGAGTCAACAGTAGAACTCTAAAGATCGTGGTAAACGTTCAACCGGATTATAACTCAATAGACGTAACACTTGTTTTTAATGTGATTAACTCGTCGGAAGAAGTTACGTTAACTACGTCGATAAACAGGTTAAGGTAAGATGACTACAACAATTAAATCCTCTGCACTAGACTTCAACAACATCAAGAACAACCTGAAGAATTACTTGATTGAACGAGGAGAGTTTGCAGATTATAATTTCGAGACATCCGCACTCTCCAACCTGTTGGACGTTCTTGCGTACAACACTCACCTGAATGGTCTTACCGCCAACTTTGCATTAAACGAGTCATTCCTCTCTACTGCACAACTTCGTAGTTCTCTGGTATCTCTTGCAGAGGGTATTGGATATATTCCTGATTCTAAGACATCCGCTGAGGCGAGGATTCGAATGGCGTTGAACTTGTCTTCAATCGAAGACAGACAAGACTCTATCAGTCTCGCGTCTGGGTTTGAATTTACTTCGGTCATTGACTCAACGATATACAGATTTCAGACTCAAGAGACTATTATTGCAACGGATGATGGAGCGGGATATTACAGATTCGCCACCTTAGATGGTAACGTCAACATTCCTATCTACGAGGGGACGCAACAGACTCGTACCTTTATCGCGGGTGAAAATGATGAGTACGCTCTCTACATAATTCCTGATCCCAATATGGACATCAACACCGCTGTCGTAAAAGTCTACGAGAGTCCTACGTCATCAAACTTTGTGACATACACTAATATTCTTAAGGCGACAACGATCAGTGAACAGTCAACCCTTTATATCCTGAAAGAGACACCCAACGGATACTTCGAACTATCGTTCGGTAACGGTACTACTCTGGGGCAAACACCTGAGGCGGGATATAAGATTGTGGTGGACTATCTGTCTTGTAACGGAGTTAACGGTAATGATGGTGTTATCTTCCAACCCCAAACACAAATCAAGATTAACAACACCACTTACAGAACACCTTCGGTAACAACCAGAAGTAAATCGGTTGGTGGTGCGGAGAAGGAGTCCTTGGAGTCCATTCGTAAGAATGCGCCTTACCAGTACGCCGCACAAAACAGGATGGTAACTCACGTTGACTATTCTTCTCTTGTACTGCGGAACTTTTCAAACCTAATCTATGACATCAAGGCGTGGGGTGGAGAAGACAACACCGAACCAGAATTTGGAACTGTGTTCATGTCAATCAAGTTTAACGCTGATGTTCCTGCGGATCGTATTGAAATCACAAAGACTGCGGTTGAGGATCTGTCGAATCAACTGGGTGTCGCTTCTTTTGATATTAAGTTTACTGATCCTATCATCACTTATGTAGAACCGGAAGTGTTCTTCCAGTTTAACCCAAGACTGACCACACTGTCAATTAACACGATTCAGGACAGGGTACGTAAAGTCATTAACAACTACTTTACCGGAGCGGTGGGTAAATTTGAAACCTCTTTCCGTAGATCAAACATGTTAGCGTTGATCGATGAAGTCAGTCCTGCGGTACTATCATCTCGTGCAAACATTAGAATGCAACAGAGACTTACTCCTGCACTGACTCAGGAGAAAGATTACACATTTACTTTCCCTGTTCCGATTGCGGATCCTGATGACGTACAGTATCGTATCACTTCTGGTTCTTTCAACTTTAGAAACCAGACGTGTCAGTTAAGAAACAAACTGTCAAGTAACAAGTTACAGGTTGTTAACCTTGCCACCAATAAAATTGTTGTTGACAACGTTGGAACATATAATGCAACGCTAGGTATTGTCAACATTATTGGACTACAGGTTGACTCTCTTGTGGGTGGTGGGACAACAATAAAGATTGCGGTAGTTCCTGCAAACCAGAGTGCGATCACTCCACTCAGAGAATACATTTTGGAACAAGACGTTGATCGTACTACCGCTAAGGGTGTACTAGTAACTGCGACTAATTAAGGTATTTAGATGGCGCACCTACGTGACAGAACTCTATTAGATATAGGAAGACGTAATCTTAACGTACAAGACTACTATATCGAAGAGGTCATACCGGATTGGATTGTCCAAGATTATCCCAATCTGGTAAACTTCATAAAAGAGTATTATTCGTTTGAGGAAGATGACCTATCTCCCTCACATATCATCAAGCAGTTATTCTTTGCACGTGATATTACGCAAACTGAATTGGAACTATTGTCGTTCATTGAGGACGAACTTCTTCTTGGTCAAGCGTACTTCGAAGGGTTCCCTGATAAAAGAGAGGCCGCAAAATACTCGAATACACTTTATCGTTCGAAGGGTACGAAGTTCACGATACAACAGTTCTTCCGTACATTCTTTCAGATTGACCCCGATGTCATCTACGGTAAAGAACAAGTTTTCTTTGTTGGTGAAGATCACATTGGTCCAGAGTCTCAGAGGTACTTAACCAACGACAAACTATATCAGATGTTCGCCATCCTGATTAAGACAGAACTCTCTATAGAGACGTGGAGAGAGGTATACAAATTATTTGCACACCCTGCGGGAATGTATCTTGGGGGTGAGGTACAGATCGTTACCTCCGTGGATATGGATATTGAAGATCAACCAAATCCGGGCGTATTCGATGTACCGCCATTTATTATCGAAACAGAGGCTGCAATAACTCCGATTGCGAGAACAAGTGCAACTGGTCTGTTCGATTTCAACGCACCAGACGGGACAACGCAATTGTTTAGAACGACACTGGGTAACCAGACAACACAACCGAATCAGTACGGTAACGATCTTAGTGACGTTAAGGATGCGACTCTCGAAGAGGTCGCCAACTTGTACACCAGTATCGCTGAGATGATCGAAGTCGATTCTCCGACTCTTGATGAAGATTCGGATGGTAACACTGGTGCAGTTTCACACAGTGGTTTCGATATCAGTTCTACAGAAACTATCGACCAAGACAAGTTTGATTGGAAGGATTCGGACGATATCAGTAACCTTGACGAATTATTTGATTCAGATTACAACAACAATCTGTAATACTAGTATAAATAGACGTATAGGATTTTAGGGTAACTAAAGATGACAAGACAACTTCTTAATAGAGGGACTACCGCCAACGATGGTACAGGTGATACACTTCGTGCGGCAACCCTAAAGATAGAACAAAACCTTACCGAACTCTACCTCAAACTGGGTGGAGACAGTACCGTTTTGATGCCACAAGTCTCGTTTGATAGTAACCACTTAGTTTTTGATAGTGCAACTTATGAAGTAAGGTTGGGACCACCTACACCGACTTCAAATCAAATTTTGACACTACCAGATCATACTGGTGTGTTGATTTCAGACTCGGCGACACAGACCCTCACAAACAAAACTTTAGTTACTCCGTATTTCAAATCATTGGGCCCGGACTCTTCGGCCGCAATTAAAATTTGGGACACAGACTCAAGTCACACATATGATCTGGTGTCTTCGAACATTGCGGCAAGTCGTACAATCACATTACCCCCATTGACTGATAGTGATGAGTTTACGTTCAACAATCACCAACAGACACTAACAAATAAAGAACTTCACGCACCCGTCATCGAAAATGCGAAGATTGGTGGTGTTTCGGGAGGCGGTAACTTCCAAGACAGTAATGGTAATGAGTATCTGGAATTTGCGAGAACTGCTGGGGCGATTAACCACGTTAAGATTCAGAACAACACAAACAACAACCCACCCACAATTTCTGCCGTTGGAGATGATAACCACATCGATCTGGATATTCAGTCCAAGGGATCAGGTGCAATTAAGTTGTCTACCAGACTGCAACTTGGGTATGAAAACTTTACTACCGCAACCGGAGGATCTGTAAACACAAACGTTCCTTTAACTTGGTTTAACTTGGGTAGTGGTATCACGTGTGGTATGGGGGATCTATCAAACGACGATAAAGGTACAATTAAGTATCTTATAAATCAGAATAGTGGATCGGCGGTAATCACACCAACTAATTTGCAAAATTATTCGACGATTACATTACTCGTAAATCAATCTGCTACATGTCTTTGGGACGGAACGGAATGGATTGTGTTGAACGTTGGTGGTGATTCTGAAGGCGCTATATTGGCATAAAATAGGACGAGATAAATGGCTGCGGTTATTACAGATAAATTAAAAAAACAACTCCTTGTTGACATATATAAGGATTTTAAAGATTCCGATAATTACTATTATGCGGGAATTGGTCGTTCTCAGGATTGGAATGATTCTGATGTTGCACCTGTTCCTCATAATACTGTTCGGGATGAAAGAAACCTTCGTCTTGATTTACAGTCAGTAAAAAATATCACAGACATTTCCTTTGTCGTTCCTCGTGAGAACTGGGTATCTGGTGCGGTTTATTCTGGATACAACGATAACCAAGACGGTTATCCCACAAACTCCTATTACGCCATGAACGATAACCAACAGGTTTATATCTGTCTGCAACAGAGTAGAACAAACGCCAACCCGCCTCAGGTAATCGCATCTACAATTCAACCAACAGGAAACACTGAGGGTACTCCGTTCCGAACTGTGGACGGTTACATGTGGAAATTCCTGTACTCTATTGGTGCATTGAAGGCGTCTAAGTTTATTTCGTCTGCGTACATTCCCGTTGCGAAAATGCAAGACAGTTCAGGTGCGACACTTCTGTTAGATCAAATTGGAGTTGACTCCGACTCTCCTGCGGAAGACGTAGAACAACAACTGATTCAACAGGCTGCGGTTGGTGGACAGATTTTGGGTTACACTATTGTAAATGGTGGAACCGGATATACAAGTGCACCTACTGCCACAATAGTTGGAGACGGTACAAACGCAAAGGCGGTTGTTGAGACTGCGGGTAACACAATCACTAAAGTTTATGTCAAGGATAGTTCCGATGGTTCTATCGCATTCGGTCAAAACTATACTTACGCAAACGTAACCTTGACTGGTGGTGGTGGCGCCGGTGGGTCAATCAGACCCATCATTGGACCCGAAAAAGGACTTGGTTTTGATGCACGTAATGACCTCAAGTCTTCTGCAATTATGTTTAACACTAAACCAGATGGTGGTGAGGCGGTAAATGGTAAGAACACATTTGTTGTGTCACAAGATTTCCGTCAAATCGGATTGTTCAAGAACATCATGAAATCTCAATTGGTGGATTCTGCATTTACAGAAGAGACCGGACTTGCACTCAACTCTCTAGACTTAACTTCAATTACGGATGGTCCTTTTGTAAACGACCTCGTAATTCAAGGTGGTACTTCTGGTGCTAAGGCATACATTGTCGATACAGACTCGAACAGTGTGTTTATCTCACAGAACGAATACACCGGATTTACGGTATTCGATTCTGGCGAAACTATCTCTATCGTAGAGGGTGGTGGTGCAACTACTGCTACAGTGGACAAGGTTCTTACGGGAGTTGTAGATAAACACTCCGGAGAACTTCTATATATTGATAACCGCGCAGCGGTCTTTAGGTCTAACGATCAGACCGAAGATATTAAAATAGTAATTCAACTCTAAGGTTGTGAAGAAATGGTAAAACCGTATACAGAACAGATTTTTAGAACTTCCTATAAGGATGATTTTAAAGATAGTGATAACTATCATCGAATCCTCTTTAACAGTGGACGTGCACTTCAGGCCCGTGAGTTAACTCAACTTCAAACCATAATCCAATCGGAGATTGAGAGGTTTGCAAGTAACATCTTTGTTGATGGTGCACCTGTAAATCCAGGCGGTATGTCACACTATAATGACCTACCGTTTATTAAAATTGCAGCGACTACCCCTTTACCCGCAGATAAAACAACTCTGAGAAACGTAATTCTCACAGGTGGTCAATCAGGACTGAAGGTAAAGGTAGTACATGCTATTGCCGCAGATACCAATACGGGTGATCCCGAAACACTTTACGTTCAATATCTGGACGCTGGAGACCAAGCGGATTCTGATGGGTTCGGTGGACCAGTTTTAGCAACCAACCCAAGAGTAACGCCCGGCGAAACGTTGACTGGTAATATTGGACTGTCAGCAGTAGCCTTTGACGTACAAACAACCAACACTTCAACAAACCCCGCAATCGGATTGGGTAACCTTTTTGAAGTAAACGCTGGTAGTTTCTATGTTCAGGGACACTTCGTGTTCAACGAAAATCAAATTATTGTCACACAGAAGTATGCACAAAACTTTACTGGAGAGGTTGGATTTAAGGTTACGCAAGACATTGTAACTTCTTCTGATAACGAGGCGTTGTTTGACAACCAAGGTGCGACTCCAAACAGATCCTCGCCCGGCGCTGATCGATACAGAATTAGATTAACTCTTATTAAGAAAACAGATCTTGCGGCAGACGAAAACTATGTACGTGCGGCGAATATTTACCTTGGTGTGATTACCAGTCAGGCGAAGAAGGTTGATGGTTTCAATTCGGTAAAAGATTTTGTCGCTGTACGAAATAAAGAGATTTCTGGTAACTTCATTAAGAAGTATTTCAAGGCGAACTTTACACCCAATGATGATGACACATTCAAATTAAAGGTAACGCCTGGCACCGCATACATTAATGGTTATCGTGTTGATATCAGAGCACCTTCTACACTTCTGGTAGACAGACCAAAACAGACGTATACCTTTAACAACGAAAGTGTGCCGGTTGATTACGGTAACTACTTTGTGGTATCTAATACGGCTGGTGGTCAAGGTATGCCCGATTTCGGTTCGTGTGAAGAGATGACTCTTTATGATTCCGCAAATCTTGGTGGTACTGCAATTGGTACATGTAGAGCCCGTGCAATTACAGAGTGGCAGAACGGTCTCTATAAGTTACACGTGTTTAACATTCGAATCACCACAGCGAACAAGAGTTCGAGAGATGTTCGTTCGTTCGGTAGTGCGGGAACATACTACAACAACTATGTAGCGAACAACCAGACTCTTTTTGATACCAAGAAAAAGAAACTGATGTTTGACCTTCCCTTCCCAAGACCTCAGTCTTTCAGTGATATGTCTGTCACGGGTCAAAGGGTAAAGAGTGGTACAGCAGATGGTTCAGGTAACGTTACAATAACATTAACCAGTCTTGACGAAGCGTTTACAAATACTGGTGATTGGGTAATCGCTAGTTCAACTGATGCGTTTGTTACGGGTTGGACTGTATCTGTTGGTGGAGGAGGAAACACTGCTACGATTAGTGGTCTGAGCAGCGGTACTATCTACGAGATTGCAACTTACGTTCGAAAGAGTAATGCAACTATTCGATCCAAGACTTTGCAAGAGACAACGACAACAGCGACTCTGGATTCGGATGGAAACGGAAACAAGTACATCGAACTTGGTAAGTCCGATATCTATCAACTTTTGAGAGTCCGAAAATACGACTCCGATGGTGATAACATCTTCGGTAACTTCATTCTCGACACGGGTTTGAAAGACACTCACTACGATGACGGTAGACTCATCTACAAAAACACTGGTCTTGACTCAGATCAGGAACCAGTATTCGTTCGATACAAATATTTCGAACACGGTAACGGTGACTTCTTTGCTGTAAACTCCTATACAGGACAGGTAAACTACAGAGATATTCCGGTACACAGAACAGATGATGGAAGACTTGTCTCACTTAGAGACGTAGTTGACTTCCGTCCTGCAACTAACGGTTCTGGATCTTTTAACGTTGTCAACGAACTACCACAACCTTCGGATCTAGTTTCCGCTGACGTGGCGTATTATGTTGGACGTAAAGACAAGTTGATTCTCTCTCAGAACGGTGAGTTGAGATACTTGCAAGGTGTTCCTGAGTTGGATCCTTCTTTCCCAACAACACCCGTTGACTGTATCGATTTGTATAAGTTCCACCTCGAACCTTTCACTCTTCACACCAAGGACTTGAAATCGCGTCTTCTTCCCATGAAGGGATACACAATGGAAGACATTGGTAAACTGGATAAGAGGATTGATAAGGTAGAAGAGATGGCGACACTCTCTCTATTGGAGTTGTCAACCCTAAGTTTACAGGTACAAGACTCCAATGGTTTGAGTAGAACTAAGTCCGGTTTCTTTGTGGACAACTTTGCAAATCACCTATTCTCAGATACAAAGAACGTAGAGTATCGTGCGTCACTTGACCCACAAGAAAAACTTTTGCGTCCTTCACACAGAACACACAACATCGATTTGTTCTGGGATTCTGCACAGGCTGCACAAGATGCGGTGACTAAGAAAGGTGACTTGATATTACTTGATTATACCGAAGTTAATTGGTTAGAACAACCTGTTGCGTCTAGGACAGAAAACCTAAACCCCTTCCACATCGAAAAGATCGAAGGACACATCGACTTGTCTCCCGCATCTGATCACTGGAGGGAGACGGAAATTGCAGCGCCTCACGTTATTGATCAGGGTGCGGTACTTGATACTTCTCAGGCGGTTCTTTGGAACTCGCACCAGTGGGATTGGGGTGGAGTAGACATTAACGATCTTCAAGTTGGTGCAACTTCATCTCAGGTAACAGGTACAAATACAACCACAACGGTAGATGTTAGTACACCTCGTATTACAGGTGTATCAGTAAACGTTTCTCAGGGGGAATGGGTTGTAACTGGTACTACTTCAAATACAGAGTCTTTGGGTACACAGTCCGAAATTGTTTCGCAAGGGACAGAAGAATTTGTGACTACTGAAGTGAACGGTTGGGAAATTGTACCTTGGGGGCCGGGCGATGTATGGGAATTTGGTCAAGGTGGTAGAGACACGTTTGTTCGTGCGGGTGTGGGAGGTGCGTTTGGATCTATCGTAACTACGACTGATACTGTGACTACAACTGATATCGAAACAAGAGAACAGTTCGAGACCGTCACAAACACCAGTTTGGCACAAACAACTACGACATCTACTGATACTGAGTGGACCACAGATACAACTACCACAACATCAACTAGTACAACCACAACGGTTAACCGTGTGGCTGGTGAACATACAATTAGAGAAACTGTGGGTACTAACGTTATCGACGTTCTTACTATTCCTTTCATGCGTTCTCGTGTGGTAAGTTTCCGTGGTACTGGTCTCAGACCGAACACTCGTTACTTCCCATTCTTTGACCAAACTTACGTTGGTACATTCATCAAAGGAACTACAGATTTCGAAAGAATTTCGCAACGTAATCCTGAGTTCCGTAGAACTAACCTAATTCCTTCGGTTGGTCACAGTGAAGATGTCGCCGATGCACTTCTTCTTTCTGATGCAAACGGTACAGTAACAGGTGAGTTTGAGATTCCTAATAACAGTGCTATGCGATTCCAATGTGGTACAAGAGAATTTGCATTGATCGACATTAGTGTGTATAATAAGGATGAGTCTCTCTCATTCGCAACGGCGTTGTATGATGCGGTTGGTCACATCGATGTAATGCAAGACACGGTTCATAGTACACGTGTATTGGAGATTGTCGGTGAGTCCACTACAGTAGAAGACGTGAATTCAAATACAGAATCTACTGTTACGACAAGTAACGCTATTACGTCAAGTACTGCTACAGACATTCAGACAGAATCTACTATCACCGAAACTGTAACGAACACAACAGAAACGGATACGGTAACGGACGTAACAGTCGTACCAATTCCACCTCCTGTCTATAGTGACCCTCTCGCACAGACGTTCTCTATTGACGAACAGAACGGTATATTTGCGACTGAGATTGAAGTTTACTTTGCAACTAAGGATGCGGGAGACATTCCGGTTCAATTGCAACTTAGACCAGTTGTGAATGGTGTACCTAGTGCACATACTATTGTGCCTGGATCTACTGTATTCAAAACTCCCGCTCAGGTTACTGCGATCAAAGATCCGGATGATGTAAATATTCAAGATCCAACTACTGCGGAAATGTTGGCGAATGGAACGACATTTAAATTTGATGAACCGATCTTCCTGAAAGGTAGGACAGAGTATGCAATCGTTCTTATCTCTGCCTCGATGGAATACAAGGTGTTCATCTCACACGTGACCGATTTCGAACTTGGATCTACAGAGAAGAGAATTGCGAAACAACCATACTTGGGATCGTTGTTCAAGTCTCAGAACTCTACGTTGTGGGAACCTTCTCAGGACGAAGACCTTGCATTTAAAATCAAGAGGGCGGACTTCGTTTCTCAGGGTAACGCATATCTTGAAAACGTTAATGTACCCCCATTGGTTCTGTCGAAGAATCCCTTCCGTAGTTACAACGGTAGTAATACAATCACCGTTATCAACAAGAACCACGGTTTGAGGTATGGTGACAAGACTAAGATTTTTGGACTTGACTCTTCGACAACTTACAACGGTATTCTTGGTTCGGACATTATGGGTGAAAGACTCGTTACCCGTGTAGACGGAACTGCATTCCAGTTCGCCGCTGACTCATCTGCAAATGCGGACGGAAGGTTTGGTGGTGGTAAGTGTACTGCACATACTAACATGACTTTTGAAATTGTCAACCCCACAATTATGACAATGAAACCTGAGACAACTAACATTACTATGGTTGGTAAGTTCTTGTCACAATCTTCTCTGGTTGACTCTGCCGATGGTAGATTTAGTCAGTCCGCAGCTTGGCAACCATTGAAGAATGGTTCGAACTATTACTTTGATGCACCTAGGATGATTGCGAATAGAATGAATGAGGCGGACGAATTGGGTGTCTATTCATATCCCAAGTCTTCGGTAATCAGGATGTACATGACTACAACTGACAGTAGGGTTTCTCCGGTAATCGACATGCAACGTGCGGGTCTGACTCTTGTTGGTAACTTGATTGACAAACAAGATTCTGCTGCTACGAATGGTTTCAACGTACCAATTAGTTGGGTTGATGAAAGACACCCATTCGCCGGTACGCACCTTGCAAAACACGTTACAATTCCAGTAACTCTGGAACAGGATGCAATTGGACTTAAAATCATACTGGCTGCAAACAGACACCCCTCAACAGATTTCGATGTCTATTACAAGACTACTGATGCGGAAAGTGGACTGTTGAACAGTTCTTGGGTTCCTGCATATTCGGACAATACAATGCCTACCGATACCAACCCGTCAATCTATCGTGAGTATCGATACACGATTGGTGGTTTTGGGGATACCAACAATACAGGTGGTACTGACTTGACTGCGTTCCGGAAGTTCCAAGTAAAGATTGTTTTCAAATCAACAAATAGTGCGAAGGTTCCAATCGTTCGAGACTTGAGGGTCATCGCTGTAATTTAAGGTACGTAATGAGTAAATTGACGAAGATAGAAGACGCTGATGGTTTTTTCCGAAATCAGTCTGGGGTTGTGGTTAATATAAATAAAGAAGACGTTGCATTAACACAACAAAGAAGACAGAAACGAAAAGACCAAGAAGCGGAACATGTTCACATGGTCGAAACTGTAAAATCATTGGAAGAGGAGATGAGTGAAATTAAATCCCTTCTTTCGCAACTAGTAGAGAAATTATAGATGGCACGCCCTATTACACTCATAACAGATACGTTTAAGGTACTTAGAGATAACATCAATACTATCTCTAATAACGTTGGCGATCCGGATCTTCTAACCACAACGACGAGAGCGTTCACTCTAGGAAACACTGGGGTCGCGCAAAGATCAGACTCTTCTGATGTTGTTAGTGCGTTAAACGAACTCGACTCTGACCTTCACGGTGCAGGCGGTGGTGATGTAAAGAATGATCTGAACTACATCTCCTACGCAATCAATCGTGTCCGTGATAGTGGTATGACGGGTGCAATGAACGCTATCGATGCATATATCGGTGGTGACTCAGATACTCTAAATGTTGAAGCGAACACGATCAAAGATGCGATCAACGAGATCGAAGCGGTCTTTGACGCAAGTACACTCAAGATTAATGCGGGAGGTGACTTCCGATTTGATGGTGCGGGTGACCTAGAGGTTAACTTAGATGGAGGGGATGTTACCTTCCTCAGTGACTCCGATCAGTACGCACATTTTAATCTTAGAGACAGTGCCGCCGATTTTGTACAAACATACACCCACAGTCTCAGGATTAGAACTGCGGACTCTGCGGCCGGTAACGTATACTTAGATGCGGGGGGAGACATTACTCTCGACGCAGACGGAGGTAACGTATATCTTAAGGACGGTGGTGCAACGCATTTTGACTACTCTCTGGGTTCAACCAACACGGTAACAGTAACCGGAAACTTGACACATGATGTTTCTGGTGATATAGTACTGGACGCCGGTACTCTTAACATAGATTTCTTAGGGGCGGGGACAACACGTTTCGCCTATGGTCTTGGTGCATCTAACACACTAGATGTCACAGGTAATCTTTCCGAAGTGGTTTCAGGAACCTACACAGAGAGTGCGGGTGGAAACTATCATGTCGGAAACACTGGGACATACGAAGTAGTACCTACCGGAAACGCTACTGTGGATGCGGGTGGAGATATCATCCTTGACGCAGATGGTGGTAACGTCACACTCAAAGATGACGATAGTGCGGCATTTGATTTCAGTCTCGTAGACGGTATTGTCTCTAGAACTGGTCACACTACACTTGATGTTTCTGGTAACATTACTCTTGACGCTGATGGTGGTAACACCTACATCAAAGACGGCGGTACTACTCAGTTCCAGTTCATTGCGGGAACCAACAAAGAGATTGACGTTCCGGCTGGCAACTTGACAGTTGACGTTGCGGGTGATATAGTACTCGACGCAGACGGCGGAGACATCGACTTTAAAGATAATGGAACTGCAAGGTTCTCTTATGGTCTAGGTGCAACGAATACACTTGAGGTTAACGGTAATCTGACTCAGACAGTATCGGGTAACGTAATCGATAGTGCTAATGGGACATATACTGTAACTTCTACAGACGATATGTCACATACTACTCTTGGTAGATACACTCTATCAGCAGATAGTGCTGTTATTATAACATCTGATTCTGCAATTGTCAATAGTGCCATTGGTTTTGCTGTAAACACAACTAACGGTTATATTGATCTTAATGCTTCTGGTGCATACGGAACAGTAAGAGTTGATGCCGATCATGCTATTGTCCTTGATGCTGACGATGGTGACATCTATATTAATGATGGAGGAATCACTGCTTACCACATTATGTCATCTGGTACAATTTCTCGTGACGGAGACTTGACACTAGACATTTCTGGTGATATAACACTAGATGCAGATGGCGGAGACGTATTCCTCAAAGACGGTGGAACTCAGTACGGTGCGTTAACCAACACATCCGGTAACCTCATCGTCAAGTCCGGTACGACTACTGCACTGACATTCTCTGGTGCGAACGTTACTACGGGTGGCAACATCACGGTAGGTGGGAACACCATTAGTAGAACAGGTGCATTGACACTAGATGTTTCTAGTGGTATTAGTCTTGACGCTGGTACTGGTATCGTATACCTGAAAGACAATGGTATCACTTACGGATCGTTAAGAAATCCTGCCGGTGCAAAAACCCTTGACATCTATAGTAATACGACCAAGGCAATCGGGATCGATAGTTCTTCGAACGTCACGATTACCGGAACGGTCACTGAGGGTACTACACTTGGCACAACATCAACTCACTTGGGTGGTGCGATCAACGAAATCCACACTGAGTTGGATTCCGCTACTACTGATCTTCAGACAACCAAGGGTAGGGTAACTAATCTCGAATCTCAGATGGATTCTAATGAGGGAATCATTGGTGTCTCAGTAGAATGGAATGCGGACAATACCTACAGTTGGATTCACTCAACGTCCAACAGGGCCGCAATCAACGATCTCGACTCTGCGATTGGACATCTTGCAGACTTAGACAATACCACTTTCGCTGGTGCAAATGATAAAGACAATGTTGTGACTGCATTGAACGTACTTGCGGGTGACGTGCAAGACGTTCAGGGTGATGCGGGAACACTAGATAGTAGAATCGGTTCACTTGCAAACCTGGCCGCCTTCTTCGATAGTGCGGGGGCGACATCAAGTATTGTAAACGCCCTAAATCACATGGCAAGTAGAGTGGTCAATGTGTATGACGAAAATGGCACTCTGTTAAACACTTAAGTTAAGGGACGGTAGTAATGCCAATTGCGAAGAGTAAGCCATTAAAACTCAACAGTCCCGATCAAGGCGATCTAAAGAGACTTAGTAGTACAGAAGAAAATTACCTATCATATCTGATTGGGCAACACTTCTGTGCGGATAGTGATGGCGACAATGAGATTGGAAATCTAACACTTACTAGTACTAATGCAAACACCGTAGGTTCGTTTGTTGATACCCTCATAAACGAACCAAGTGGAACGCATCCAACTTCTGCAATTACGTCAACATCAACTACGACTACTCTGTACCAAAAATACGGTACAGCGGACGAGACTGATTCCGACTTCACAAAACCTATTGCATACTACAACCCTCTCACAGACGGTAGTACCGATCTTGGTGCGGAAGGTGTTTATGAGATGGCGGATTCTGACATGAATCGTTTAGTCGATAGACTAAATGGTCGAATCGCGTTGTCCGATTATCTTGGATCTTTTAAACTCAGTAATAGTACGACATCGCCTGGGGCAGGATATGTCAAATTCATAGAAGACGTTTTTACAGATAATATCGAAGTCGATACGAATACTACAGACAATTTTTCTATCTGGAGAAGAGAGAGTCAGACTGCACCTTCGTCTATTACAGACAGTGATGGTAACACAACACTCCTATCCTGCATAAACAGAGACAGTGGTGGTAACTACCTCGGCATTGGTGTGATGTCGGATCGTGCGATAAAAGTTTCTCTTGGACAACGTGCAAAGACTAGACGTTCTGCTTCTGATGGGATTGGTTCATATGTTTTGAGATCAAGTTCTCAGGGTGCACCTTCTGGTAGTGGTAGTTGGAGAGCAGTGGGTTCTGCGACAAACCGTAGAAGAGACCTAATTCAAACTTCGTATACTCGTACCAGAAACTCCACGTATACCAGAGACAGACAGTCAACCTATGCGGGAATTTATAACAGAACTAGAGTATCGAATTACACTAGGAATAGAACGTCCACATATTCTAGAAATTTCGTAGGCGACTTTGTTGCGACTTATCAAGGCAACTACATTGCAAACTTTATAGGTAACTATTCTCGTGGTTTCGTAGGTAATTACTCACGTAATTTTGCGGGTAACTATATCGGAGACTTTATTGGTAACTATCAAAGAGGGTTTGTCGGTAACTATACCGGAGACTTTACTGGTAACTACGCCCGTAACTTTCTTACGGGGTATTCCCGAAACTTCACTCGTGATAGGACATCAAATCAGACCGCTGTAAGAACGCAGACTCGTACCTCTTCATATTCTAGAACTTTCTCTAGGGTAAGAAGTTCAGCGTATACCAGAACGAGGACTTCTTATTACTCAAGAAATAGTGTTGCAAATAGAAACTCTCAGTACAACAGAACCTCTACACGTACTAGGTATGAATACTACTCTCGTTCTTTTGCGGGTAACTACGCACGTGCGTATACCAGAGATCGTCAACAAACTAGACACTCGACTTATAATAGAACCTTTATAGGTAACTATTCCCGTAACTATACACGGTTCTTTACTGGAGACTACACAAGAAACTCTTTTTATAACAGAACGGCATATTACAATCGGTTTCGTCCGAATCCAAACTGGGATCCTTGGAATGCAGCTCAAGGCCCCATATATTACTTAGGAGTCTACTCCCGAAATATCGCAACGGAAGGGCCTCTGTCATATAGTAGATCGTTTACCGGAAACTATTCAGGTAATGCACCGAACTACAGTAGAACTATTGTTTCGATTGGTCCACCTTGGCAGTGGAACTGGATTGCGGGCGAGTTCCCATCAGTCTATACTAGAACTTCACAATATACAGCGGCTTTCCAAAGAGTTCGTGTAGAAACTTATAACGCGAATTTTACCAGAAACCGAACCTCGAATTACGCAAGAGCGTTTACGAGAGATCGGATCTCATCGTATGCAAGACTTTTTGTCGCCAACTATATTGGAAACTATCAGCGAGTATTTACAAGAAGTCGGTCCTCAAATTTCTCACGTAATTTTGGGGGGAACTTTATAGGTGACTATGCGAGAACTTTCATAGGTGACTTCACTGGTAATTACTCACGTGATTTTGGGGGTAATTACTCACGTAACTTTACACGAAACAGGAATTCTGCATACAGTAGAAATTTCATTGGTAACTACACTGGGGACTTCTTAGCGAATTATATTGGTAATTACGCACGTAACTACTTTAGAGTAACACGGACATCTACATATACTAGAAACTCAACTAGAGATTCTCAGAGAACTATAGGTAGTGATTACACTCGAAATTCTACAAGAGACTCGACTAGAGTAAGATCAAGTACTTACACTAGAACTCGAAGTTCTACGTATACTAGAGACAGTACCGTTGGTCCTTATACAAGAAACAGGAACTCAAATTTCACGGCAACTAGAACGTCCTCATATTCTAGAGATTTCATAGGCGATTATACTAGAGGATTTTTAGGAGATTATATTGGCGATTATGCAAGAGGGTTTATTGGAAATTACTCTCGAACCTTCACTGGTAACTACACAGGTGAGACTGTCGGCAGTTCAACGGAACTTATCGAAACGTATACCTTGTATGTTAAATATGCATAAATACTCACAACAGGAGTAAATATGTCATCTAACATACCATTGAAATTAGAGGGAACCGCAGGCGATCTGCAAGAGATGACCTCTGGTGAGGAGAACTACATCTCTTATATCGTCGGTAAGGATAACCTTGCCGCGACTACTGGTGTGTCGGATTTAACTCTAACATCTACTGGTAACACCTCTATTGGATCGTTCGTTAACACCTTCTACAACGAAGCGGTGGGAACTCACCCAGCGTCTTCAATTACTTCGGGGTCAACGACTACAACAGTATATCAGGTTGCGGGAACAGAATCTCCGGACACTGGTAGTCTTCGTCCCATAGGTTACGCAACAGATGGCGGTTCCACTCCTAGTTTTTATGAGATGCCTGATTCTGATCTGAACGTTCTTGCGCGTCGAGTAAACTCACGTATTGCAACTTCGGACTATCCGGGCATCTACAAGTTAGCGACTGCCGCACCTAGTGGTGACTATGCAGTAAAAGTTTCTAACGTATTTACGGATACACAGACAGACGGTACTACAACACAATATAACATCTATCAAAGAACCGCAATGACCGCACCCACCACAGTCAGACCCGTTGGTCTTAGTGGTGGCGATCTTAAAGAGATGGCGGACAGTGACATCTCAGACTTGATAGGATCTTTTGTGCGTACACTTCGTGCAACGTCTGGAGAAATAGGATCATACCAACTGAGATCCTCATCACAAGGTGCACCAACAGATGCGGGTACTTGGACTTCGGTAGGAACTGCAACAGATACGAAGAAAAATATTGTTGAAACAAACTACACCCGAAACAGGAATTCTGCATACAGTAGGACTCGAAGTTCGAACTATACACGGACACGGGGTTCTACGTATACTCGCACGTCTCTTAGAAGCCGTGTCTCGAATTACGCTGGTGATTATGTTGGTAATTATACCAGAAACTTTATTGGTGATTACACCCGCGATTATCTGGGTAATTATATTGGCGACTTTATCGGGAACTACTCTCGCACCAGAGTATCAACATACTCTCGAACCAGAATAACAGACTACGCCGGTAACTTTATTGGTAACTACTCCAGAACTAGAGTATCCAATTATACAAGGGATAGTCAAAGGACTTCGGTTCGCACCAGAGTCTCTGCGTACTCCAGAACCAGACCTTCTACTTACCAAAGGGATAGAGTGACCAACTTTGTCGGTGACTTTATTGGTAACTACACTCGCAATAGAATATCCAACTACACAAGAACTCGTGTGTCATCTTACGCTGGGGACTATGTTGGTAACTACGCACGTAACTTCCTTGGTAACTATAACAGAAATTTCTTGGGTAACTATCAGAGAAGTTTTGCCGGTGATTACGTAGGTAACTATACTAGAAACTCAACTAGAGATTCTCAGAGAACCAGAACTTCTACCTACACTCGAACGAGTACACGTACAAGACTTTCAACATATACTCGAACGAGTACACGTACAAGAAGTTCAGCGTACACACGAAACAGTACCAGAAACCGTGTATCTAACTATCTGGGTAACTACAACAGAAACTTCGCTGGTAATTACGTAGGTAACTATAACAGAAGTTTTGTGGGTAACTACGTAGGTAACTTCCTTGGTAACTACGTGGGTGATTTTGTTGGAGACTATACTCGACAAGGTGCATACGCTCGCGCATATGCGGGTGACTATCTGGGTAATGTCAACTACGTAGGTAACTACGCAGGAACCGTAAACTATCAACGTACTCGTGCAACCAATTATCAGAGGACTAGTACTGCGCCTCTTGATTATACTCGTGCACGTCCCGCAACTTTAGATTATACACGTACTCGTGCAACCAACTACGCAAGAACTGTAGCATACACTCGTGCACGTCCTGCAACTTTAGATTATACAAGGACCAGTACACGTACAAGTACTGCAACTGGTAACTATACTAGGAACCGTGTAGCTACACTGGACTACACCAGAGATCGTCAGCAAAACTATGCACGTACTTTGTATTACACTAGAACCAGTACTGGATCGGCCTCATATACCAGAAACAGAGTTGGTTCACAAGGATACAGTAGAACACTTAACTACACACGTGATGTCTACTATTACAGATCGACTCCGGCTCCGTATGGTTCGGTGTATGGTAGAACCCAAAACTTCTCTCGTACACTTACGTACTACAGAAACGCAACGTTCACCGGAAACTACAGTCGTAACCTCAGTTATACGGGTGACTATTTCCGTCTCGTATACTACTTGGCGAACTTCGTAGGTAACTACACTCGTAACGCTACATATACCGGAGATTATACTCGTACATTCAGTTACGCTGGTAACTTTACAGGTAACTACACTCGTAGCGTAACCTATACTGGTAACTACGCTCGTACCATAAACTATACGGGTGACTTCGTTGGTAACTACACTCGTAACGTAACCTATACTGGTAACTATTTAAGAACCGGATCATATTTGGGTGACTACGTTGGCAACTTCGTGGGTGACTATGTTAATGAAAATGCGGTTGCCTATGCGGGAGACTACATCAACGAAAACGTAAATTACGTTGGTAACTATGCACGAAACTTCTATCGAACACTCAACTATCAACGTACCCGTGTAACCGACTATCAACGTACCCGTGCAACTGATTACACACGTACTCGCGTGTCTGCTTACAGTAGAACAAGTACCCGAACCAGAGTATCCGCTTATTCTCAAAACTACGCAAGGACTTTCGTAGGGGACTTCACTGGTAACTATGCGAGAAACTTCGCCGGTGACTATGTGGGTAACTACTCAAGAGGTTTCGCTGGTGACTATGTGGGTAACTATGCACGTAACTTCCTTGGTAACTATACTGGGGACTTTATTGGCAACTACACAAGAACTTCTTTGAGGACTCGTTATTCACAATATACAAGAACTCGCGTATCGTCCTATACTAGAAACAGATCGTCAACCTACGCAAGAACCTCTACACGTACTAGTAACAGAGATTTCATTGGTGACTACACTCGTGGGTTCCTTGGTAATTACACACGGAACAGCGTCAATACCTTTGCGGGTAACTTTATAGGTGACTACGCCAGAAACTTTATTGGTAACTATACACGCAACTTCGAAGGTAACTACCTTGGTAACTATGTCGGAGACTATACACGTGACTTCGTGGGTAACTACTCAAGAGACAGAGTAACTATATTCACGGGTGACTTTATCGGTAACTATGCGAGAAACTTCATTGGAGAGTATTCAAGAAACTCAACCAGAGATTCGCAGAGAACCAGAACCTCAGCGTTTACTAGAACCCGAAATTCTGCGTACACTCGTACATCAACAAGAACAAGTACACAAACCTTCGCTGGAGATTACGTGGGTAACTACGCACGTGACTTCATTGGAGACTACAGTCGTGGGTTCATTGGAAACTATCAAAGAACTTTCGTTGGTAACTACACAGGTACAACCATCGATTCCGGTTCGTCCACAATCCAAACATACACGTTATATGTGAGATCCGCTTGACACGAATGATCTAGTGTTGTATAATAACACACTATATACTATTAATTTCGCCAATTAGGAGATTATGAAATGAGTTATAGGAAATGGCTTGACAACGCCTTCTGGGAAACCAGTGAAAAAGAAATGTTAAACTGCATCCTTGAGATGGAGGATGATGTTGGTCGAGTAACTCGACAAGTAATGAAGTTAAAAAAGACTGACTCCGAAGGAAACGAGAATCCGGACTTCGTTGAGGTTGTTGAATTCTTGGGTCAAGAACTCATTGACGAGAACACCGAAGAACGCAACGTTCGCAAGAAGAGAGAATCTGAAGAAGAGAAACAACGACAACTTGAACACGCTAAGGCGAGAAAGTTGGAAGAACTCTTCAACTACAAGTTGGAAGCCTTTGAGGTTCCGGAGATCAAAGACTCTAAAAACCGTCCTCTAAAATCTAAACTTCGTCGGGCAAAGAATAAGGTCGAAGTGAACCTATATGCAATTATGATCCTGATGGATGAACTCAAGAAGGCGGAAGAGAGTGACGGAGAAGAGTAGAGGTTTTGTAATTGTCGCATCTAAGAAAATTAATTTCTATAGGTACGCAATCAATCTGGCAGAGTCTATCCTTGACTATTACGAGGATGCGAAGATCACACTCTTTTGTGAAGAGTGGATGTTCGAAGAGATCCATCGTGAAATCTTTGATCAAGTAATCTGGTGTTCCGATCACTATCGTGCAAAGTTATGGGGTATGGCGAAAACCCCATATGATCAAACGATGTACCTTGATGCGGATATGGAAGTCGAACATGAAGACATCCTAACCTGTTGGGACGAATTCGATAAGGGTGATGTAGTATTCTCCAAACTCACCGAAGAAAGAAGTTACACCTATGCAGAGTGGGAGTTCGACACACCGGAAGGAAAGACAGCGTTTACTTTGTGTGGTGGTATATGTCTCTATGATATGACCGTCCCTCTGGTAAAAGAATTCATGGATGACTGGTGGGATTTGACAAGGCGTCAAATGGATCATGAATGGTGGCCAAAAGGATACGCTGAGTCTCTTCGTTCTTGGGATCAGTTCTCACTCTGGTGGTTGACCACCAAAGAAGAGAAGTACAAGGACTTGAAGATCGGTGTCTTTGAAGACGATGTTCGTTGGAATTATTATAACGCATGGAACTGGGCAAGGACAAAACCCGAATCGGGTAAACCAGTAATCATTAGACATTACTCATGCGGTCTTGATAAGGATGGATATATTTTATGATGACAGACATACCTCTCCGGAACTCTGAGTTCCTAGAGATGTTGGAAAACTGTAGAAAACTGTTAACCGATGACGTAGAGGGTTTTCAAAAAAATCTTAGATATCACTGTGAGTCCGAACTTGATGACACCGAAGGTCAACGAGAGAAGTGGACCAGCGAAGATTATCTCAAGTATGTGGTTGAGGTTGAAGGTGATAAACATGAAGGGTTTCCTGATCACCTAGTTGGGTATGGTTTCAAACCACACCAACCAGATCAAAATGTCAAGTTGTTCAAACCTGGCCACGATCCAGTGTGGACTAATGAGTTCATCACTAAACTCTACGCGCACAATACAGATCTGGTAAATTTTCTTGGTGCAAAGAACAATGCGTTGTTCTGTTACTATCCGCCAGGCGGGTACATCTCATGGCATAACAATTGGAATGCGTCTGCATACAATTTGATATGTTCTTGGTCTGAGACTGGAGATGGGTGGTTCAAGTATCTTGATCCCAAAACAAGAGAGATAGTAACCATTCCGGACGAATCTGGTTGGCAGATCAAGGCCGGATACTTTGGTGGTCAACACGAAAAGGATAGGGTGTGTTATCATGCAGCGTCTACGGACTGTTGGAGGTTAACGGTATCCTTTATCTGGAACCACATGGAGAACTCACAAAACCTTCAGGACGATCTGTTATACGAAATTAGTTCTGAATAATCCGATTTCCAGTTTCCCGTTTATATAAATAAAAACATAGTATTCATCTAGGTTGGAAACTGGGAATGGCACACTACGAAGATATTATAATTGATCAGGGTGCAGACGTTGCAATCGAGTTAAATTTGGTGGAACAAGATGGTTCCAAAAAGAATTTGACTGGGTACAGCGCTGCCGCCAAATTGAAACGAAATTACAACTCTACAGATAGTGCAGACGTTATCGACTTCACATCTGTAATTGCAGATCCCGCAACTGACGGGGTTCTCATACTTTCCCTCACCAATAGTCAAACCGATGCATTGAGTTCTCGTGGTAGATATGTCTATGACGTAGAAATCTCGCATCAAGACTCCAATTCCAACACACTTATAGAAAGAGTACTACAAGGTAAAATATCAGTTTCACCATCTGTTACAAGGTAATTGATCGATGGCTATAAGAATACGTACAGGATCAAATACTGTAAACGTTGATAATGTTGCAACAAAAAATGTCACGATTGTAAAAAAGGTAACGGTTGGTAAACCTGTAAGAAAAGTTGATCCAAGGATAATCAACATTGATGAAATCCGTGGTATTGATACTTCAGGTAAAGTAGACGGTGACTCTCTCGTATGGAACGCAACTGAAGGACTTTGGAAACCTCAAAGGGTCGAATCCGCCGAGGAGGGCGCATTAACTCTCGACGAGTTGTCGGATGTAGATACATCCTCAAAAGTCAATGGAAGTGTGTTAATATACAACTCGACATCTGAGAATTTTGAAGCGAGTACGTCACTGGAACAACAGACTATTAACGGAGGCCAATACTAATGGCATCAATTATAAGAATAAAACGTTCTGGGACTAGTGGTAATCCCACAACGCTCGCGCAAGGCGAACTCGCGTATTCCTATTTTAATGGTGCCGGAGGGGATAGACTTTACGTAGGTACAGGGACAGAAACAAACGGAGATGCCGCAAATCATGAAGTGATCGGTGGTAAGTATTACGTTGATCTTCTTGGTGGTACAGGTAACGCTCCTTTCGGTACACTCACTGCGAATACCGCATTAATTGCAGACTCGAATTCAAAACTAGATCACCTGATTGTAGATAATATCGACCTAAACGGTGGTGCGATCACTACCACTACGGGCGGTCTGTTAATTGCACCAGACAACAGTAACATCAATGTTAGTGGTTCACGTATCCTTAATGTCGCAACTCCGATTGCGGATAGTGATGCGGTCAACAAAGCATACGTTGATACACAGATTGCTAATGTATCGTTTACTATTGCGGATGACGCTTCAGACTCAGATTCGTTCTCTTCTGTATCGGGTGTTCTCACGTTTGCAAGTGGGGTCGGTCTAACCAGTGTTGTAACTAATGACACGATAACCTACACCCTAGACGATACTGCGGTAACGCCTGGCAGTTACGGATCCGCAACCACAATACCAACGTTCACGGTAGACCAACAAGGCAGACTAACCGCTGCGAGTACCGTTGCGGTTGCAACAACACTTACCGTCAACAACCATGCGATTTCTATACTAGATTCAGATTTGACTCTGGCGGCGTCCGGTAATCTGACGGTCAGTTTAGATTCTGCGTCCAACACGTTTACGTACAATCTTCCGGACGGAGGTATCTCTACCAAGGGTGCGGTCTCTCTAGATTCAGCTGACTTCGATGTTTCTTCCGGACACGTCACACTAGAAGACACCGTAGTCAAAAACATTGGTACAGACGGTAGTGACGTAGGTGTAAGTGGTCACAAGTTTGACATTGTTGGTAATAGTATTCAAGGTACGAGTACCTCTGCTTCGGGTTCTACACTAACCGTTACCGTTGCGGATGCGGACTCTAATCAGAAGGGTGTTGCATCGTTCTTGGTGGATGACTTTACCGCAAACGGTGGAGACATATCTCTTGTTCAGTCCGTAATTAAGTCAGTACAGACGGACACTGGTTCTATAGTACCGAATAACCATACCATCGCCATCTTTGGTGGAGAGGGTATGGATGTCACCCACAGTGGTACGATTATCACAGTTGCGGGTGAGGATGCGAACGACTCAAATAAAGGTATTGCATCGTTCGATGCGAACGACTTTACTGTCACTGCGGGTAACGTGGTTATCGCTGCTGGTGGTGTTGACAATGCACAACTTGCAAACGATGGAATTAATATTGGTTCCACGGATGTGAGTCTTGGTGACACGATCACCGATGTGGTTGGGTTAACTTCTCTTGTAGTAGACAACATCAAAATCGACGGTAATACCGTTAGTACTACAGACTCTAATGGTATCATGTATCTTGACCCGAACCCGACTGGGGATTCTGGGGACGTATACATTCTTGGAAATTTAACCGTCCAAGGCACCACTACAACCATCAACTCAACAGAGTTGACCATTAATGATCTTAAGATCACACTTGCGGACTCCGCTGCAAATGCAGCTGCCGCTGACGGTGCGGGTATCGCAATTGGTGGTGCAAACGCAGAATTCACTTATGCCGCTACGGGTGATAAGTGGGTTGCAAACAAACCTCTAGATGTTACAGGTGCACTTACTGTTGCGGGTAACGTAGAGGCAACGTCTCTCACTATTAACGGTGTCACATTTGAACAACTGGTTGATAGTGAAGTTGCAAACCTTCTGACTGCTGGAGAAGGTATTGATTTAACATATAACGATGGTACAAATGAACTAACCATCGCAGCAGAACTCGCCACGGTAAGTAACCTTGGCGTTGCGTCATTTGATTCGGATCAGTTTACTGTCACGTCTGGTGCGGTAACTATCTCCACGTTGGATGGCGGTACATATTAAAATCCCTTTATAGGGTCTAAAGGATGACAAATGTCAAATACTACGTTCCGGCTTAAAAGGAGTGCCGTAGCGGGTAAAATACCAACTGTAGGTCAGCTTGCGCTGGGTGAAGTTGCGATTAACACATACGATGGTAAACTGTACATCAAGAAAGATGTCAATGGAACAGAGTCCATTGTAACAGTAAATCCATCCGCAACTACTACCGCCCTAACCGAATTTTACTATGAAGCAGCTGATTCTGGACAGACGGCTTTTACTGGCGCGGATGAAAATGGGTTAACCTTAACGGTTACCCCCGCTCTAATAGATTTGTATCTCAACGGTGTTCTACTTGATCCTAATGTAGACTACGCCGTTGATAGTGACAGAACCACAGTCACGTTGACAGCGGGAGCGGATTCTGGTGATAAGGTCCAGATCGTTAGTATTACGAATGACATCCAGATCCAAGAATACAACTATACTGCGACTGCTCTCCAAACAACATTTACTGGTTCTGACAACAATACAAGAACTCTTAATTATGCGGCAGGATATCTTCAGGTCTATAACAACGGTGTCTTACTTGACCCCAACATAGACTACACTGCCTCGAATGGTACAAGTGTTGTTTTGACAACAGGAGCGACTGTAGGTGACTACCTTCAGATTTTCGCATTCCCTCAGTTCAATACTTCATCAAGTACCTTTAACGAATATTTCTTCGAACCGACTGAAGGTCAGACGGTTCTTAGTGGTGTAGACACAGAAGGTAACACACTACAATATAACGCCGGTTCTATCAAGGTGTTTAACAACGGTGTGTTGATGAATCCGGATACGGATTACACTGCAATAAACGGAACTTCGGTGACGTTTACTGTAGGACTTGCGGGTACAGATGAAGTACAGATAAACTCTTACCCGACACCAGACGCAAGACCGTCTTACGAGGATGTAAAGGTTGATGCGGGTATTTACATTGGGGGAACAACAGACGCCTACCTGATGGAAGAATACAAGACCGGAAGTTTCACTCCGGTTATTGCGGGTTCTACATCGGCAGGAACAGGAACATACGCTACGCAAGTTGGACGATATAACCGAATAGGGGATACCGTCAACTTTACATTACAACTTGTGTGGAGTGGACATAATGGTACGGGAGACATCAAGGTTACGGGACTACCCTATACCTCAGAGGACTCTTCGGGACAACATTATGTATTTTCGGCGGCAACTGATGGGGGACTATCATATACAGACGGGGACACATTGGTTGCACGATTACAGGCAAATTCAAGTGAAATAACATTGGAGACAGAGGACGGCGCTGGTAACAACAGTGGAGTAACGATGGATTCAAGTGGTCGGGTTAATATCACCGGCCTGTATTTCATTTAAGTATAAATAGAAGAGAATGTTGGATATGACCAACACGAAATGAGTTAAAGGGAACGACTAATGGCACAATCAAAAGCGAGATATTTGTCAAGTCTTCTGACAACATCTGGTTTTGTAAAAGACGATAGGTCGCAACTGGCGGGTTCGGATGGTACGATTGATGTAATCAATCTACCCACAATACCCAATAGTTCGCTAGAGAACTCTACTACGACCATCAACGGAACGTCCATATCATTGGGGGACTCCAATTCCTTTACAACAGATGCGTTTTCAGAGGGTAACAATAATCTATACTACACGTCAGTAAGAACAGATTCGGATGCGAAGAATGCGATATCGGGTGGAACTGGTATCACATACAACGCTTCGACTGGTATTATTGAAGTTACGGCTACAGGGGTTACCGCTGGGACTTACGGTAGTGCAACACTCGTTCCCGTTGTCACTGTCGATTCTCAGGGTCAAGTTACCTCTATCACAACCGCTACTGCCGCGACCCTAGACTCATTTGGATATAATCCGACTAACGCAAAACTTACAATTACTGCAAGTGATACGACTACGTATGAAGCAGACGTTACTCTTGCACCTTTTAGTACTGCGGATCTTCAAGAAACCACAAACCTGTACTACACACAATCTCGTGTAGACAGTGCTTTCGATGCAAGACTCGCCCAGAAAAATACCGGCGACATTTCGGAAGGTAGTAATCTTTACTACACAACGAATCGTTTTGATAGTGACTTCTCTGATAAGTCAACCACAAATCTGTCCGAAGGGACCAATCTGTATTATACGGACGCTCGGTTCGATAGTGCATTTGGAACTAAAACAACGACGAACGTTGCGGAAGGAACTAACCTTTATTATACAGACACTAGGTTTGATACAAGACTCGCTACAAAAACGACTTCGGATATCTCTGAGGGAACCAACCTGTACTACACAAACGGTAGGTTCGACTCAGACTTTGGACTGAAGACAACCAACTCTTTATCTGAAGGTAATACCAACCTATACTTCACGGACACCCGTGCACGTAACGCAATTGGTGCACAACAGAATGGTGGAGATGGAACGTTCTCCTATGACTCCGCCTCCGGTAGATTTACCTTTATTGGTCCTTCTGCAACAGAGGTTCGTGCACACCTTGTACAGGGTACGGGATTAACGTATGACTCCGCTTCGGGTGTATACTCTATTACTGCGAGTGGTGTAACTAGTGGTACGTATGGTGGTGACTCTTCTGTTGTTCAACTTTCGATCAACGCACAGGGTCAGATAGACAGTGCGAAGGCCATTACACTCAACACCAGTAACATGACAGAAGGGACAAATCTCTTCTACACGGATACTAGGGCCCGTAACGCACTCAACGTTGGTGGTGATCTGACATACGACTCAAGTACAGGACAACTTACTTTCACAGAAAGAACAGACGCAGAAGTAAGAAATCTTCTGTCAGTATCAGGTGACTTAACGTATGACAGTGCAACCGGACAATTCTCTTTCACAGAAAGAACGGACGCAGAAGTCCGTGGTCTTATCTCTGCAAGTGGTGGTGTAAACTACAATAGTTCTACTGGTAACATCTCTATCGATTCTTCGGAAACTAGAGCATTGTTCTCTGGTGGTACTGGAGTCACAATCACAAACGGTTCTGTCGCAATCGGACAGGCTGTTGCAACAACAAGTGACGTAACGTTCGCCAAGATCACAGGTGACTCTGCATCTATTGGACAGATTAACTTCAAGACTAACTGGGCAGACAGTCACATTGGATTCGCTGAAGGTGCAATGTGGTATGATCCACATCACAAGAATCTAAATTTCTACACAGACGTAGACGTAGCAATTGAACTTGGTCAACAGGTCATGGAACGAGTGTACAATGACACTGGTTCTACGATCTCAAAGGGTAAACCCCTCTACTACAGTGGTAACAGAACAGCAGATGATGGTAGGGAATGTCCTACCGTTGCACTTGCAAATGCAACAGATGACTCCAAGTATAACGTACAAGGTCTCGCTGCAGAAGACATTGCGGATGGTACGTATGGTATGATCTGCGTTGCGGGTGTACTGAATGACTTCGACACCTCGCATCTAACCGCTGGTCAAAACTTCTTTGCGGGTCTGACAGATGGTGCAACACAGAATGCATCTCCCACATACCCGAACTATCCAATGTGTTTGGGTTGGGTTATTGAATCCTCTGTCACAAACGGTAAGGTTATTATAAACCAACAGAACCACTCTGTCAATAGTTTCCGTGTAAGAACTTCTGCACACATTGGTGATGACCTACAGGTCGATGGTAACCTCACAGTATTGGGTACTCAGACTATTGCGTCTTCGGAGAACGTCTCTATCGGTGCGGCGTTTAACTACCTCAACGCTGGTGACACAATCGGTGAGACCAACACCGCCTTTACGGGTAGTGGTCTGGACGATGCGTACTTTGCAGGACACTTCTCTGGAACTGCATCTACAAACTTCTATGTGAAGATTGGTACAACAGGGACACCCGATCAGTTTGAATGGGGTTATGATTCCGCATCACCTCAGGCAACCGGAATCAATATCACGGGTGGTGATCAGTTACTTGACGCCGGTATCTCTATCAACTTTGGTGCGACAACTGGTCACACCACAGGTGATAAGTGGACTGGTACTGCCGCTCCTACAGACGTAGACACTGGTTTCTTCTCTAACAGAAACACGGGTGGTACGGGTGTTGGATATACCCACGTGGGTATGTTCTACGATGTGTCCGCAAGTAGATGGAGACTGGTTGACGAATACTATCCAGAACCTTCTGGTTCAATCGATATCACGGACTCTTCTTTCTCCGCCGGTATCCTTGTAGTTGACACATTAGAAGGTAATGTGACAGGTAATGTGACAGGTACGGTGTCAGGTAACGCTGGGTCTGCAACCATTCTACAGAACTCACGTAACTTCTCTATTACGGGAGACGTGACTGCGAGTGCGGTTTCGTTTAACGGAAGTGGTAACGTAACCCTCACTGCAACTATTGACAGTGATGGTATCAACCATTTGAAGACCGACGATCTTCCTGAAGGGTCAACCAATCTGTACTACACAGACACAAGGGCCCGTAACGCTCTGAACGTTGGTGGTGACTTAACTTACGATTCTGCAAGTGGACAATTAACATTCACTCAGAGAACAGACGCTCAAGTTCGTGGACTGATCAGTGCGGGTGGTGACCTAAGTTACAACTCTGGTACTGGTGTGATGAGTTTCACTGAACGTACCGATGCAGAAGTAAGAGGGTTGGTAAGTGCAGGTGGAGACTTATCCTATAACTCTGGGACGGGTGTGTTCTCATTCAGTGAGACATACTCTACCGCAAACGAACTCTTGACTGCAATCAAAACTGTGGATGGTGCAACATCCGGCCTAGATGCAGACTTACTTGATGGTCAACACGGTTCTTACTACAGGATCAACGTGTATAATTCTAGTGGAACTTTGTTGAACTAAAGGAATAACAAATGGCGACACCAAATACTAGAGACGAGTTTATAGATTATTGTTTACGTGCACTTGGACATCCGGTCATCGAAATCAATATAGATGACGAACAACTGGATGACAGGGTTGATGAGTCTTTGCAATGGTTTCGGGAACATCATCCGGATGGGTCTCGCCGTTTCTACGTGTCTCATCAATTGTCACAGACGGACATCAATAATGGATATCTGGATCTGGGGAATACAGACATTAACACTGTGGTCCGTATGTTCCCTGTTAATACTGTGTCACAAACAACCAACTTCTTCGACATCAAATATCAGATGATGTTGAACGATATCACCGATCTAAATAATTATGCCGGTGATATTGCGTACTACGAAATGTTGCAACAACACCTGTCTCTACTTGATATGAAACTAACGGGTATGCCCGAAGTGACATTTTCAAAACAAGAGAACCGACTCTACTTCTATATGAGTAGCGAGAAGGTGAGTGTGGGTGACTATGTTGTTATTGAGGTTTACGGTATTCGAACTCCGTCTTCTGGTAGTTCGGACTACTTGTCTCTGTGGAACCACAAGTTCCTAAAAGAATACACAACTGCAATCATCAAAAAACAGTGGGGACAGAATTTATTGAAATTTGAAGGGATGCAACTTCCTGGCGGTGTCACCATATCTGGGCGACAAATCTACGAGGATGCACAAACTGACATCGAAAGAATCTTAACTAAGTTTAGGGAAGAGGAAGATGTTGGACCTATGTTCTTTATAGGATAACAGTATGCCAACCAACCCATATATCAGTCAGTCTGTAAAGAGTGAACAGAACTTATACGAAGACTTGGTGATTGAGTCACTGAAGTTTTACGGACAAGACGTATACTACATTCCACGAGAGATCGTCAATAAAGATAAAGTCTTTCTTGATGACGTTCCGTCACGCTTCACTGATGCGTATAAGGTGGAGATGTATATTGAGAACGTGGAAGGATGGCAGGGTGAGGGTGACTTGTTTACGAAATTCGGTATTGAGTTGCGTGACCAAGCTACCTTTGTTGTTGCACGTAGACGTTGGAAGAAACTGATCGGTGACTATCTGACCGAAAATAACTTCCGTCCACGTGAGGGTGATGTAATCTACACACCATTGTCAGAGTCTATCTGGCAGATCACTAAGGTAGAAACCGAAACTCCTTTCTACCAACTCAGTCAACTACCTACGTTCAGACTTCAGTGCGAACTCTTCGAGTACAGTGACGAAGACTTTGACACGGGTATCGACGATATTGACATCATCGAATATGAGGGTGCATATCAGTATGCACTGACAATGCATCCTAATGATACTACGGGTAGTATCGCCACCGCAACCGTTGATGGATTGGATTTCAACGGAGGTATTACAGGACTTACAGTTACTCACGCCGGTGCGGGATATGATAGTGCGGGTGCGGTTGTTGCAACATTCTCTGGTTTCGACTCGGCCGGTAACACCGCTAAGTTCGGTGAAAACTCTATCAACATGTCCCTCTCTAGAGGTATTGAAGGTAACGATCTTAAACTCATCGACAGTAGTGGTTTTGTCGAATACTTCCTGAGACTCAATGCATATCCGACTTCGGGTCAAGGTGCCATGTTCACCATTGGTGGTGGACAAGACGGAGGTACTAAACAGTATATCTTTGGTGTCGGTTCAGGCGGAGGTATTGTATACTCTCGTGCAGACAATGAGGGAGACTCTGCACAAATTGTTGGTGGTGTCACTCTCAGTTTGGGATCTTGGAACCACATAGGTATCGGTCAAGACAGCGATACCATGTACATGTTCATAAACGGAAGTAGAGTCACACCAAACGTTACCCTTCCAAATACTGCGGACTTTATCAGTGGTACGTATTCGTTTGGTGCGGTTGCCGCCCGTGATCTGGATGGTATATCTTATGGTGGTCTCTCCGGTCACATCGATGAGATCAAGGTTTCTGCGGGTACAGAAAATCAGATTCTCGCAAGTCGTTATTCCGGAGACTCCGACACAATCACTGTTCCTACTGTAGAACATGATAGTGACTCAAGAACATCTCTACTTGAACACGCTAACGGAACTCTACCTACGGTTACTGCGGTGTTGAACTCTTCGGGTGGAATTGGATCTTTAACAGTAGACACTGCTGGTTTCAACTACAACGGTACACCTACTGTATCTTTCAATACACCTGTAAACGGAGGAAACTTCGCTACGGGACAGATCGTTACTCAGGTATTCCCTACATACACAATGAAGGGCGAGGTAACAGACTGGTCAGATTCAGATCGTGTACTGCAACTCGCACACGTAGGTGCGACAGACGGGAAGTTCCACGAGTTCAATACAACACGCATGGTTACTAGTGGTTCGGTGCAACACGTTCCTTCATTGGTGACTGAGTTACAGGAGATTCAGAATACCGCACAGAATAAGATATTCGATGACTTTGAGGGCGACTTCTTAGACTTCTCAGAAAGTAACCCGTTTGGAGATATGAGTTAATGTTTGGTACTTGGTTTTACAACAAGAGAGTGAGGACTGCGGTATCCGTATTCGGATCGTTGTTCAATAACCTTTATGTCCTAAGACAGAACGCAAGTGGACAGACTATATCTACCGCTAAGGTTCCTCTGTCCTATGCACCCCGAAGAGACTTTATCGAAAGACTTGAAGCCATGCAGAGAGGTGAAGAGGCAGAACGTAGAGTTGCAGTCAAACTACCTAGAATGTCTTTCGAGATCACCAACATGCGGTATGACTCACTCAGACAGTTACCCAAGGTAAACTCTTTCTACGAAAACGTAGCGGGAGATGATTACAAACGTAAACGGGTGTACACATCTGTACCCTACGACATCGACTTCCAACTCAGTGTGTTTGCAAAGACACAAGATGATGCACTACAGATTGTAGAACAAATCATTCCATACTTCAACCCACAGTATTCAATTACTGTAAAACCCTTTGCGGATGAGATGGATATTAAAGAGGACGTGCCAATCGTCCTCACAGGAATAACCTTTCAAGATACCTACGATGGACCTTTAGAGACAAGAAGGACAATCGTTTATGATCTAACCTTCACCATGAAACTGTCTTTCTATGGACCGGAGAAAACTCAGAGTATTATTAGAGAGGTTAATAACAATCTGTATCTCATGGGTGCAGACAGTGACACCTTTATTCATAACATAAATATTACACCGGATCCAATTGATGTGAGTCCGGATAGTGACTATGGTTTTAATGTACAGTATTTGGATAGCGCCGGATGAGTGAAGACAACAAGAATATAAAGACAGACTACGAGTATTCTAGGGAGACGTATTACGACATCCTTGAGAAGGGACGTGAGTCTATGGATCTGATGATTGAGGTCGCTCGACAGAGTGAACACCCTCGTGCGTTTGAAGTCCTGTCCACCATGATGAAGAACATGGCAGACATCAACGACAAGTTGATGGAACTGAACAAGAAGAAAAAGGACGTAGAGAAAGAGGAACCCAAACAAGTCGGTACTACAAACAACAATCTCTTTATCGGGTCTACGACTGAACTCCAAAGATTTCTACAGAATGAACAAAAGGTGATTGATGCAGAGCCCATACGAGAAGAATAATTACCTTGGTAATCCTAACGTTAAAAAGGATGGGGTTAACGAGGAATGGGATTCTCACAAGGTTTCGGAATATCAGAAATGTATGCAAAATCCCGCATACTTTGCGAAGACCTATGTCAAGATTATATCACTTGATAAGGGACTTGTCAACTTCGACTTGTATCCATACCAAGAGAAAATGTTCCGACACTTCAACGAGAACAGATTTTCTATTGTACTCGCTTGTAGACAGTCCGGCAAATCTATTTCGTCTGTGGTCTACCTTCTATGGTATGCAATCTTTCATCCCGAAAAGACTATTGCAATTCTTGCAAACAAGGGTTCAACTGCAAGGGAGATGTTAGCGCGTGTTACACTCGCCCTTGAAAATTTACCTTTCTTTCTCCAACCGGGCTGCAAAGCACTCAACAAAGGTAGCATCGAATTTTCCAACAATAGTCGTATTATCGCTGCTGCTACCAGTGGCAGTTCTATCCGTGGTATGTCTGTTAACCTTCTATTTCTTGATGAGTTTGCTTTCGTTGAACGGGCTTCTGAATTCTATACTTCTACCTACCCTGTCATCTCTTCTGGAAAGGACACAAAGGTTGTCATCACATCTACTGCAAACGGTATCGGAAACACTTTCCACAAGATATGGGAAGGGGCGGTACAAAAAGTTAATGAGTATCAGGCATTCACAGTAAACTGGTGGGATGTGCCAGGCCGTGATGAGGAGTGGAAGAAACAGACTATATCAAATACATCTCAACTCCAGTTTGATCAGGAGTTCGGGAACACATTTTTCGGGACGGGTGATACTTTAATCAATGCAGAGACTCTGCTTGACTTTCGATCAAAACCGCCAATTGAAGTTCTCGAAGGTGGGAACTTCTTGGTATATCAGACCCCTCAAAAGGGTCACGAATACATCACCTTAGTAGATGTATCAAAAGGTAGAGGGCAGGATTATTCTACGTTTAACGTAATCGACATATCGGTCCAACCTTTTAAACAGGTTGCGGTTTATCGCTGTAACACTATATCTCCAATTCTCTTACCCAACTTTATCTATAAGTATTCGAATCTCTACAACAACGCATACGTAGTAATTGAATCAAATGATGCGGGTTCGGTGGTATGTAATGGATTATATCATGACTTGGAGTATGAGAATGTTCACGTTACCAGTTCAGTAAAAGCGTCTGGTATTGGTATTGAAATGAACCGTAAGGTCAAACGTCTGGGCTGTTCTGCAATCAAGGACATCCTTGAAAACCGCAAGTTGGAAATTGTTGATGAGAATACCATACTAGAGATATCGACGTTCGTATCGAAGGGTCAGTCTTATGAGGCGTCTGAAGGAAACCACGATGATCTCATGATGAACTTAGTACTGTTTGGGTATTTTGTCTCAACGCAATTCTTTGCAGATATGACCGACATCAACATCAAACAGATGTTATTTGAAAGAAGAATGAAGGAGATCGAAGACGATGTACCCCCATTCGGTTTTGTTGATACTGGATTAGAAAATATAGTTGAGGAACCGATTATAGAAAATGAGTGGCAAGTCTGGAAACAGGATAACTGGTGAAATTCTCCCTTTTTATAAATAAAAGTGTTGAATAGACCCGTATCATGTTAAACTCATAATTTGTAAACGAAAAAAGGAAAACAGTCATGGCATTAACCACACCGTCTGCTTCTCCTGCAATCACAGTCAAAGAGATCGACCTCTCAGGATTCGCTCCTAATGTCACAACTTCGACTGGTGCGTTTGTAGGTAAGTTTCGTTGGGGCCCGGCAGAGGAACGCACACTAGTAGCAGATGAAGCTGGTCTAGTGCAAGTTTTCGCCGCACCTAATGAAGATCATGCGACAGACTTTTTGTCTGCCGTGTACTTTTTAAAGTACTCAAACTCGTTGTTTGTTGTACGTGGTCACAATGGTTCTAAAAACGCACATTCCGGTTATGCCGCGGATGTGAACACCAGTGACTCCGGAGACAACATCGTAGTAAAAAACACTAATCACTTCGATACCACAGTCAAGAGTTCTCTCAATGCATCCACCAATAACTCTGGTGCATTCATTTCGAGATTCCCTGGCGCTTTGGGTAACGGACTTTCAGTAACATTCTGTCCTGCCGACAGTGCAGATCGTTACTTTAATCAATGGGACTATCGTGGTTCCTTTGACCGTGCACCCACTTCAAGTTCTTGGGCGACAGATCGTTCAGGTACTTTGGATGAAATCCACGTTGCGGTTATTGACCGCAAGGGTGAATTCACAGGTACGCCTGGCTCGGTACTCGAAACCTTCCCACACCTTTCAGTTGCAAAAGGTGCGGTATCTACAGAAGGTGAACCACAGTACGTGGTAGACGCCATCAACCAGTCTTCTGGATATATCAGAATGTCTGGTTACTTTGATGGTGACTCTGCATTCTCTTCCACTCTTGCTGGTGGACAGGGTATTGGTCAGTACTGGGGAACCACTCCTGAAGTAGATTCCGCTACTAACTTTAGTACAGGAACTTCTGGATGGTTGAATTGGGACTCAGACAATAACGCACTCATCAAACTTTCGAATGGTGCAGATGACACTGACTTCACCGCTGGTGATATTGGTACTGCATTCGACTTGTTTGAAGATACAGAGAACGTCACAGTAGACTTCCTGATCTCACCTGTAGGTAACGGATCAGTGAATGACAGTGACGCTGTTACTATTGTCAATGATCTTAACGGTATCGCACAACAGACTCGTAAAGACTGTGTTGTCGTGACTTCACCTAAGCGTAATGATACTGTTGGTGTCGCCGCTGGCACTGCGGTTTCCAATGCGGTTACGTTTGCAAATAGTTTGACAAACTCATCGTACCTAGTAGTCGATAACAACTACCTCAAGGTTTTCGACAAGTACAATGACAAGTATGTCTTCATTCCTGCTGCATCATCTACTGCTGGTCTTATGGCTGCAACAGATGCGGTGGCCGCTCCTTGGTTCTCCCCTGCTGGTCAACGTAGAGGTAATTATGTCGGTGTAACCGATCTTGCAATTACTCCTAACAAGACTCAGAGAGATACATTGTATAAGGCGGGTATTAACCCCATCGCCAACATTCCTGGCGCTGCAATCGTACTCTTCGGGGATAAAACCCATGAGAACAGACCTTCTGCATTCGACAGAATCAACGTTCGTAGATTGTTCCTTGCACTGGAGCGTTCAATCGCTGCCGCTGCGAAGAACATCCTGTTTGAATTCAACGACGAGTTTACTCGTGCAGAATTCGTGAACGTTGTCGAACCTCTGTTGCGTGAGATCAGGGGTCGAAGAGGTATCACAGACTTCCGTGTTGTATGTGACGAAACAAACAACACGCCCGCTGTGGTCGATAGAAACGAATTTGTCGCTTCCATCTTTATCAAACCCGCACGTTCAATCAACTACGTAACACTGAACTTTGTTGCAGTTAGAACGGGTGTCCAGTTTGATGAAGTTGTGGGTGCGGTCTAAGATAACAGGAGCTTAAGAAATGGCAATTTTAGGAGTAGATGACTTCAAGTCGAAGTTAAGAGGTGGTGGCGCTCGCGCCAACATGTTCAAGGCGACTGTTAACTTCCCCGCATATGCAGGGGGAGATGTGGAACTCACATCTTTCCTATGTAAGGCGGCACAGTTGCCCGCATCCGAAATGGGGGTTGTTACAATCCCGTTTCGTGGTAGACAGTTGAAGATCGCCGGTGACCGTACCTTCGGTACGTGGACCGTGACTATCATCAACGATACGGACTTCTTGGTACGTAACTCACTCGAACAGTGGATGAATGGTATTAATTCTCACCAAGCAAACACTGGTCTTACCAACCCCGTTGACTATCAGGCTGACCTGATCGTTGAACAGTTGGACAAGGATGGGTCAACTATCAAGACATATAATTTCCGTGGGTGTTTCCCAACTAACGTTGCGGCCATCGACGTGAATTATGAAACAGTAGATGCGATTGAGGACTTCACTTGTGAATTCCAAGTCCAGTACTGGGAGTCTAACACTACCAATTAATGGTGGTATAAGTATAAGGTACGGAGGGGTAACTCTCCGTACCTTCTTACTATAGTAGAGTTTGGAATATATGGCAGAGAACAACGGTATCAAACTTTTTGGATTCGAGTTAAAGAGGATCCAGAAGAAAGATAAAGAACAGGAAAAACTCCCCTCTATTGTCCCAAAACAGGATGATGATGGCGCGGGGTATGTAACTGCCAGTGGAGCCCACTTCGGTCAATATATTGACATGAATGGGAACGAAGCGAAAGACAATGCAGAACTCATCAAAAAATATCGTGGTATCGCAGAACATCCTGAAGTAGATGCCGCCATCGAAGATATTGTTAATGAGTCTATCAGTGCATCTGATGCAGAGTCATCCGTTGAAATCGTTCTTGATAAGGTAGAGGCACCCGACAGAATTAAGAAACTGATTGTTGAAGAATTTGACAATGTATGTTCTATGATGAACTTCAATGATCACGCCCACGATATCTTTAGATCGTGGTACGTTGATGGTCGTATCGTACACCATCTAGTAGTAAACGAATCAAACCTCAAGGCGGGTATTCAAGAGATCCGGTCAATCGACTCCTCTAAGATCCGCAAAGTAAAAGAGGTCAAATACAAAAAGGATCAAAAGACAGACGCCAAAATCGTTGATAGTGTAAATGAGTTTTACATCTATCAAGAGAAGGCGGGTGCGAACCAAGGCATCAAATTGTCTCCGGATTCTGTTTCGTATGTGACTTCGGGTCTACTTGACCCCTCTCGCAAACGTGTAGTGTCTTATCTACACAAGGCAATTAAACCCGTCAACCAGTTAAGGATGATGGAAGACTCTCTGGTGATCTATCGTCTCGCACGTGCACCTGAGAGAAGAATTTTCTATATCGACGTTGGTAACCTACCTACGGGTAAGGCAGAACAACACATGAAAGACATCATGTCTCGTTATAGAAATAAGTTAGTCTACGATGCAAACACTGGACAGATCAAAGATGATCGTAAACACATGTCCATGTTGGAAGACTTCTGGTTACCTCGTAGAGAGGGTGGACGTGGTACAGAGATCAGTACCCTGCCTGGCGGGGAGAACCTTGGACAGATAGATGACATCATCTACTTCCAGAAGAAACTGTACCGTTCATTGAATGTACCTATCAATAGACTGGAACAAGAAGCCCAGTTCTCGTTAGGTCGTTCAACAGAAATCAATAGGGACGAAGTAAAGTTCCAGAAGTTTGTTGATAGACTTCGCAGACGTTTCTCTATGATGTTCTTGGGCATCATCAAGAAACAACTTGTCCTCAAGGGTATCATCACCGATGAGGATTGGGATGAGTGGAAGAACGATATCGTCATCGACTTTATTCGTGACAACCACTTCACCGAACTTAAGAACGCTGAGTTGTTAAGGGAACGTCTGGATACTATGGACAGAATTACACAGTATGTTGGTGAATACTTCTCGCGTGAATGGGTAATGAAAAATGTTATGATGATGTCAGATGATGACATCGAACAGATGAAAGATGAGGTCGAATCCGAAAACGATAAAGGTGACGGAGGAGAGGCGGACGATGGCGACGAATTCCAGTAATGAATTACTTGGAGTGGTTGGCACAGTTCTTTGATTTAAACCATGATGGTCAAGAAGACCGTCACGATGACTATGAGAAAATAGGAGAACCTGAAGATGAGTGATAACGAAACAGTTGAAGACGTAGTTGATCAAGAGATCCCTACATCTATGCAACAGGATTTTATTGACATGGTGCAGGCTGGTAACTTCAACAAAGCGAAGGAACAGTTTGACACCATGATGGCGGACAAGATGACTGCACGTCTTGACGCCGAGAAAGCGGCAGTCGCATCTAGTATCTTTAACTCTGACGAAGACATCGATCTAGAAGACGATGATTTCTTCGATGTAGAAGATGAAGATGAACTGGATGAACTCGACGAGTACGAGTTAGAACTCGAAGATGAGGACACCGCTGAACAAGAGGGTAAAGAAATTTATTCTGGTGCAGAAATCTAAATTTGTATAAATAATAGTCAAGGGAAACTTATGCAAACTTTTTTAGAACTTCGTGAGAAGTTGGGACGAAAACCAACTGGTACTATCGTCTACGATAAAAAAATTAATAAGATCCCTGTACAGATTTATAAGGACAATAAAGGGTTCACCGCCTATGTTGATGGCGATAGATTGGACACCTTTAAGTCGCAGAAAGATGCACAGAGGTCCGCAGAGAACATCGTCAAGGAATTAACCTAATGAAGTTAATCAGCGAATACGTAGAAAACGATCTACAATGTATTGTAGAGAAGAAAGAAGATGGCGCAAAGAAATACGTCATCGAAGGTATTTTCGCGCAGGCGGACGCAAAGAATAGAAACGGACGTATCTACCCCAAACCAATTATGGAGAATGCGGTAGGTAAGTACGTAAAAGAACAAGTATCTAAGAAACGTGCGGTTGGTGAATTGAATCACCCTGAAGGACCGACAGTTAACTTAGACAAAGTTTCTCACCTCATCACTGACCTCAAGTTTGAGGGGAATGATGTGGTAGGAAAGGCACAAATATTGGATACTCCTATGGGTAAGATCGTTCAAGGTCTTCTTGAGGGTGGTGTTCAACTAGGTGTGTCAACTCGTGGTATGGGTAGCCTTGAACAACGGAACGGCGCAATGTACGTCAAAGACGATTTTATTCTTAGTACGGTTGACATCGTACAAGATCCATCCGCACCGGATGCCTTCGTTAATGGAATCATGGAAGGTGTTGATTGGATCTGGAATAACGGCGTTCTAGAAGCTCAGGTAATTGAAAAAATGGAGACTGAAATTAAAACTGCTCCGAAGGCGTTTCGTCCTGAAACGCAAATTCGAGAGTTTAAGAATTTCCTCTCGTTAATTAAATCACAATTGTAAGGAGTCAATAATGACTGAAGAAACTAAAGTCGAAGTTGAACTCCACGATGAAGAAATTAACGATATCGTGGAAGAGACTCTCGAAGAGGCGGCTCCTGCTGCTAAGGGTGCAAAGGGTGATGAAGGGGCCGTAACGGAACCTGAGTCAATCGCATCTGTAGACAAGGCTGCAGACGCCGTTAAATCGCAAGCTCCTGTTCCGAAAACTAAGGCAGGTATGATCAATGCTATGTTCACTAAGATGAACGGTATGTCTAAGGCAGAAATGTCTAAGATGTATGCATCATACATGGGTGAAGGTGTTGAAGTTGAAGAAGGTGCGGAAGAAGTGGTTGCTGAAACCATTGACACTACCGCAGAACTGAACGCATTGGTCGAGTCTGAGGCAACACTCAGTGATGAGTTCAAGGCCAAGACTGCCGTAATTTTCGAAGCTGCTGTGAAGACGAAACTCTCTGAAGAAGTTGAGAGAATCGAAGATCAGTATAAGAGCGAACTTGCCGAAGAGGTATCCTCTATTAAAGAAGACCTCGTAGGTAAAGTAGACAGCTACCTCAACTACGTTGTTGAGACTTGGATGGAAGAGAACAAAGTTGCAGTTCAGAACGGTCTCCGTACTGAAATTGCAGAGACGTTCATGAACAAGATGAAGGATCTATTCGTAGAGTCTTACATCGAAGTTCCTGAGTCCAAGTTGGATCTAGTTGACGAACTGGCTGAACAGGTTGAAGAGTTGGAAGGAAAACTCAACACTCAAACTGGAGACAACATCAAACTTGCAGAACAACTGGAAGTACTCCAACGTGACGCGATCATTGCAGAAGCAACTCGTGGAATGGCAGAGACTCAAGTTGAGAAACTGCGTGGTATGGTAGAGTCTGTAGATTTTGATGACGAAGAGTCTTTCAAAACTAAAGTTCAGACAGTTAAAGAATCTTTCTTTAAGACAGAAAAACCCGTGGTTAGTGAGGAACTCACCGCCGAAGAACCTGAGACTGAAATCGAAGTTTCTTCTGTGATGGAACAATACCTCGCTGCCATTAAGAAAACTACTCAATCACAGTAAGGAATATCTAAATGAACACTAACTCTTACGATCAATTGATCGAAAAGTGGAGTCCGGTACTGAACGAAGAGTCTGCTGGTGTGATCGCAGATCGTCACCGCAAGGCCGTTACTGCCGCGATTCTTGAAAACCAAGAACGTGCAATGCGGGAAGACCGCGCTGCATCCGCTGGGTTCCTCACGGAAGCCGCTCCTGCCAACAACACTACCAGTGCATCGAACTGGGATCCTATTCTGATCTCTCTCGTTCGTCGCGCTATGCCTAACCTCATGGCATATGACGTATGTGGTGTTCAGCCTATGTCTGGACCTACTGGTCTTATTTTCGCCATGAAGTCTCGTTACGGTGGTGGTTCTACCTCTAACCGTGAAGCACTGTTCAACGAAGCAGAAACCACATTCTCTGGTGACTCTTCTGGTGTTGCTGCTCACGATAGTGACAACGTATCTGGTTTCAACGGAATCGCACCTTCTGGTGACTCCGCTGATACTCTTCGTGGTACTAATCTCACTGGTCGCCCAATGTCTACTGCTGATGCAGAAGCCCTTGGTTCTTCTGGTGCAGGTGCTTTCGAAGAGATGGGTTTCACCATCGAAAAGGCCACGGTGACTGCGAAGTCTCGTGCGTTGAAAGCCGAGTACTCACTTGAACTCGCACAAGACCTGAAGGCGATTCACGGTCTTGACGCAGAGACAGAATTGGCGAACATTCTGTCAACGGAAATCCTCGCGGAAATCAACCGTGAAGTTATCCGTACCATCAACTCTCAGGCGAAGACGGGTTGTCTTCAGGCAAACGTTACTAAGAACGGTATCTTTAACCTTTCTTCGGACGCTGATGGTCGTTGGTCTGCTGAGAAGTTCAAGGGTCTGGTTGTACAACTTGACCGCGAAGCGAACGTAATCGCAAAAGAAACTCGTCGCGGTAAGGGTAACGTAATCATCTGTTCTTCAGATGTTGCGACTGCTCTGTCTGCTTCTGGTATGTTGGATTACACTCCTGCAATGTCTACTCAACTTCAGGTTGATGACACAGGTAACACCTTCGCTGGTACATTGAACGGACGCATCAAGGTCTACATCGATCCTTATGCACAAACCGACTATGTAACTGTTGGATATAAGGGTACTAACCCTTATGACTCTGGTGTTTTCTATTGTCCTTACGTTCCTCTGACTATGGTCAAGGCCGTTGGGGAAGACACTTTCCAACCGAAGATCGGTTTCAAGACTCGTTACGGCATGGCTTCGAATCCTTTCGTGGGTGCAACACCTGCTGACGGTCTCGCTGCTGCTAAGAGTAACCAGTACTACCGTATCTTCCGTGTGGACAACATCCTCACATAAGATAAAAAATAAAAAGAAACTCGAAAGAGTCATTTTTTGGGGGGACGCTGCAGTCCCCCCTTTTTTATGCATATATAATAATGGTACGACATGGTAGTCTCCTAGTGAAAGGAAGCATAACTTAAAGGAGCATGTAGTATGAAATGGTTAATACTAGCGCTAGTGTTGATTCCGTTTTCTGCCCATTCTGAAACGGTAATCAATTATGATGATGGATCGACATACACTCTATCCGAAGGCGAGAAAATTTACATCGCCAAACGTAAGTTGTTCACACAGAAAAACTACAATAACGGTAATGTGTATTTTACACTTCAGAAAGAACATACCAAGAGAGATTATGTTCCCGATCCAGACGGAACCGATGATATGGTAGTGGGTTCTCATGAATGGTGCAAAGCATATGTACCGTGGCATGAAGGTCTAACTTTTGATATGATTGCGTGGCAACGTTTCTGTGACACCGATAATGATGGTGACTATGACGAAGACGATGATCGTTGGAATGAGTAATAAAAAGGGGACTTAACGTCCCCTCTTTTTTAACCAACTGTTGGTTAAATTTAACCAACTGTTAATTGTTGTTTCTGATCTTGTAACAGTTTCAAACCAACTTCTTTGAATTCGAAACCAGACTTTTCAAAGAAGAACTCTATCATGTTACGGTCTGCAATATACTTTGGCGAACCGATCCATTGATCATGGTCAGAGATTTTTGGGTGATAGACGATACACACTGCCTTCGTGTATCCGTGTTCTTGGTGTGCCTCGAAAAAGTTAGACATGAAGGTCTGAAGCGAACCACCAGAACCACTTGTGATAACTTCAACAAATGTCTTGCCGTCTTGGTAAGATGGAATGATCTCTTCGTAAAGTTTTTTCTTGTTGGCACCCTCTCTCCACTTGATGTGCTTCTGGCCTAGCAAACTCAGTTCTTCGTTCTCGATTGCTTTCTTCGCCTTGTTGATAGCAGAGTTGATTTGACGTTTGGTGATATTGAACTTCTCAAGTGCAAGGATCATTGCATCCGAATCAAGATCGATGTTGTGGTTATAGTAGAGACTCTGTGCAATCTTGGAGAAATCGTCAGATTGGTTTACCTTTGGTTGAATCTTACCTTCCTGAACATTCAACATCATGCCCAAATATTCGATCTCTGAATCTGTCAGACCTTCCCACATTGACAGGGGAACACGAACTACCTCAAGAGTAACACCGTGTTTTGAGTCGTTGGTCGCACGGGTAGAGTGGTTACCACCAATACCAGCAGAACCATCAACACCAAAGTCTCGATCACCTTCTTCAAAATATCCTTCTAAAAGAACCGCCTGAAGTTTTAACTTCTCTGTGTTCCCGTGTTCCTCATCGATAGCGTTCTGGATATTCTGTTTGTGCGTCCAGTCATCTTCTGCACGTACTTGAATGAAGGTTGTCTTGACAACCTCAGACGCCATCTCCTGTTCACCCTTCATGTTCTTGATCTCTTCTGCGAGAGTCAGAACACGATCCATATCGAACTTCTTACTGGCGGGTGACCCGTTAGACTTATTAAAAAACATCACATTGGATTTTGCATTTGCTTCACTTAACACTCTATATTCCTCATTTTGCATTGCACCCCAACTACCAGTACGTAGTATCTCGTAGTCAAAGTCATTATAACTCTCTCTCAAGAGTTGGTTAAATTCTTCACATTTGGAAGAATGGTTATACCCATCTGAGATCAGACCCTTATGGATGCCAACATACATACGTCCGGTTGGACGGTGCGTATATTGGTATAGGTATGCTTCGTATTTCATGTTTTAATAATAACAAACTGGACACTATTTGTCAAGGGCTTTATCCATCTTTTTTGCGAATTCCTCGAAATACTGGTCTTCACTCAGAAGAACCTTGGAGTAGTTGTTGCGGTACTCTTCCAACTTGTTATCAAAGAAAGTAGGGTCTCGTAACTCTAGGATCTTTTCCTCAAGTTCCTCAAACGTCTGGACTCTCTGCCAAGGGTCTATGTTATACGTGTTGTCTATGTCATAGTCCTGCCACACAAAGGGGACGATACCAATAGACAACGCCTCTGGATATCGTGACGTAGTGGCGTGTGGGTCTAACCAGTTGAAACATAGAGTAGACCGTGCGGGTTCTAGTAGAGGATAGAGTTTTCTCCAGTCCTTGATCCACTTGGATTGTCTCTGCACACCCGAAGGGAATCCGCCGATCATGACGGTAGACAACTGAGACCTATAGATTTTACGGATGGTCTTCTCTCTATCGTTTCCATGTTTCATCCTACCCCAATACCCAAAGTCCACAGACTTACCTTCGAACATCAAATCGGAGATGGGGTTCTTCAACCTCTGAATGAAGTGATACTTCATACCGTGAATATTTCCACTGAAGTCTATCTCATCTATGGTCACAAACTTCTTGATGTTTGGCAGGAAACTGCGGTACAGTTCTTCGGTGTCTCCCCTGTCACTACGGAACATCACTACAGTCTTGCCTTCGAAGTAGGGTGCAATCTTATCAATGTGAGACTGACTCTTCGCCAAGTCTTTGGGGTTCATCTGTAACTCACCGTGATACCGAAACTCACTGTCACTTGGTATGACAATAACATCTGCGGACTCAATGGTTTCGGGTGTACGTTTAGGGCGTGTCCCATCAAAGGAACAATTGTACGTATCGTAGTTGTGTTCGGGGTGCGCCTTCATCCACTTGACGTAGTTCTCGAAGAAACTGTCCAGTACGGTTTCGAGTGGTCCTTCATACTTAACAAAGGATCTCAGTCTTGCGATGGTAATGTTCATCGTATAATATCAATCTCGTTCATGGTGTCCTGATTCCAGACCTCTAGTTCTGTACGGACACGATTTTCATTTTTCAACTTGTCGTAACGTTTACTGGCGAGTTTCTTCCACCACGCGATCACGTTATCTAGTTCAAACCTATCAAAGTTTTCTGCCTTGATCAGGTTATCGGTCCTACCCAATAGAACGTCCCGCACATTAGAGTAACCATACTCACCCATATAAAAACGTTTCTGTGTAGTCACATCACCCGCAGTCGATATCTTATCAACAAATTTGTTGTACGCCTCCGTGTCATGATGTTTCAGTGATGCCTTGACGATACTCACCATCTTGGTTTGCATCTTTAGTTTACGGGATGACGCACCCTTGTGCACTAACTCCTCACCACCGTTCTTCTCAGTAAACCAATCCCTCATCTCTGGATAGAAGTCATCCCCTAGAGTCAACAGGAACTTAGATTGTGTGTCGCCCTTGTACCGTAGATAAGGACGCATACCATCATACATCGATGCACCCTTGAGGTTACCATACAACGAGGTGGTTTCAAAGAGACAGAACTCTGTATCATATTTGTCATTCAACATTCTGCGACTATCATGGGAACAACAGATGGCGGCAAGTAACTTACCACCAAGATAGTTAAACCCAAAGGGTTGGGCGGGTACGATGTTGAACCCCATGATTGCACGTTTGTTGAATATGTCAAGATCCGGTACACCCCCAAGATACTCGTTCCGTGGTTTGGAATTGATTAGAGGAGATCCAAACCGAATGAACCCACATATGGTGTTGGTGGTTGTTTCTCTGACTACCATCTTTAATGTCTTGCCAGGCGACTCATCCGGAGAGAACGAGGCAGTCTTTTCAAGTAGGGTGTCAAACAACTCGTGTGGGATTTGTTGGATACGGAAGTCCATATCTTGGGGGTGCAAATCAAACTGTTGGAACAGGTCATCCTCAACGGACATGCCTGGCAACGGTGCGGGGATGTTCCTCACACGTTCGATCTTACGTGCACGGAAATAGTCATCGATACGTTCGAAGTCATCGAAGTAATCCATGAGTTTCCACGCTGCGTGAAATGCGTCTTTCTTTGATAAAATCATATTGAACCTCTAATCATGTACCATTATATAGCATCCAGACAAGTTTGTCAAGTGTATAAATAGAGGTGTACATAGGAGTGACTCATGGCGAAATCTACCTTAACCGCAAACAAAAACTTTTTACAACCCACAGGGTTTAGAGTAAGCATCGACAACACGTTGTTCGGTAACGTGCAGTTCTTTGCACAATCCATATCACATCCGGGCGCTTCCACGAACGCAGTCGAGGTTGGTATACCTAGAGTTACTGGAATCCCATTTTCAGGATCTAAGATAACATATTCTGACCTTACTGTCAACCTTATTCTTGACGAAGACATGCAGTCCTACACAGAACTACAGAAGTGGATGGAGCGTCTGGTCAACGAGAAAGAGGTTAGGCCAGGCGATAGGTACAGAGGACAGGTCGAGAAGGATGAAACATATTCCGACATCACGGTTACCATCTTGACCAGTCAGAACAACTCAAACTTGCGAATCAGATACAACGATGCGATCATCACTAATCTGGGCAGTTTTGAGTTGAACGCAAACGCAAACGATATTACTTACATTCAATTCCCCGCAACCTTCCGGTTCAGGGACTTCGAGATCGTCAAACTATAACTTGACACAACACGACAAAACGGGTATAATAATATGGAAATAAACCCAATAGAACCAGCGTCTATGCCAATGAAGTCATGGTGGAACGAGGTACAGACACAAAAGGTTCAAAAGAAATTGGTAGAGGGTGGTACTGCAATGCAATACACCATCTATACATATAACCGATATGGACAACTGATAGAGTCTGAGGTGAGGGTTCAACAACTTGATATGAGGGCATAGATGCTAGACCTTGATAATATTTTGAAAGAGTGGGCAGAAGACTGTAAGATCCCCCAACACCAACTAGATGAAACATCCCGTAACACACCTAGTCTACACGCAAAGTACTTGCAGTACCTATCTTTGACTAAATTGAACCTGAAGAGGGCAGAACACTCTCAGAAGGATCTACTCAAAGACAAGTGGTTGTACTACAACGGTAAGATGGATGAGGAAACTCTTCAGTCTAAGAACTGGCATCCGGACCCCTTTGACGGATTGAAGATTATGAAAGGTGACATGAACTATTACTATGACTCCGATCCTGAGATTCAGAAGTCCGAAGAAAAAATCGTTTACCTTAAAACGATTATAGATACTCTGGTCGAGATAGTCGATAGTCTGAAGTGGAGACACCAGACCGTGAAGAACATTATTGAGTGGAGAAAGTTCGATGCCGGAGGTTAATCGTGGCGAAGAATTCTAACGTCATTACCAAGAAGGTTATTAATGACGTACACCGCAAGGGTACGTCTATTGGTAATGGTAAAGTCAAGCGCAGTTCCATGAACAAGGATAAGAAACGTTCCTTCAAGAAGTATCGCGGTCAAGGACGATAGTTCATGGAAAGTACCATTCGTATTCGGATGTTAGATCATTCGAGAATGGCGGTTGAGTCTAACCCCGCACAACAACAGGAACTAAGAGATTACTTCTCTTTCTTCGTTCCGGGCTATCGGTTCATGCCTGCATTTAAACGCAAGGTGTGGGACGGTAAGGTGCGTCTATATAATCAAGTAAAACGAGAGATACATGTTGGTCTGTATCACCAACTCCGCAAATTTTGTGCAGACCGCATGTACCCTCTCCAGATCGTAGAGAATAAAAAATACGGCATTCCCAATGCCAAGAATAAGATTGATCATCAAGGACTAGTCAAGTTTCTTGGGTCATTACAAACCCCGTTCGAGCCCCGTGACTATCAGTACGATGCGATAACACACGCCATCGAAAACAAGCGGGCCATTCTTCTATCCCCCACAGGTTCGGGTAAGTCGTTCATCATCTATAATACGATGAGGTGGTTCCTTGACAATCACGAAGGCAAGGTTCTTATTGTTGTACCAACAACGTCTCTGGTAGAACAGATGCATCAGGACTTTGCGGACTATGGTTATGAGTCAGATTTGATTCATAAAATATACAGTGGTAAAGATAAAGAAACAAATAAACGTATTATCATCTCAACATGGCAGTCTATCTACAAGTTGGGTTCAGAATGGTTCGAACAGTTTCCTTGTATATTCGGAGATGAAGTCCATTTATTCAAGGCAAAATCCTTATCCACTCTCATGGACAAGTGCAGAAATGCGGAGTATCGTTTTGGGACAACAGGTACACTGGATGGTACTGAGACTAATAAGTTGGTACTAGAAGGATTGTTTGGTCCGGTCTTCAAGGTCACCACTACAGTACAGTTACAGGAAGACAACACACTTGCAGACCTAGACATCAAGGTCATACTCATGCGTTATCACAACGATGAGTGCCATAAGATGAAGGGTAAAACCTATCAGGAAGAAATTGAATATATAGTAACGAACGAGAAAAGAAATAAGTTCATCACGAAGTTGTCCCTTGATCAAGAGGGGAACACTCTGGTACTATTTCAATTCGTTGAAAAACATGGAAAGGTTTTGTATGACCTTATCCGTGACTCTGCCGACGAGAACCGAAAAGTATTCTATGTGTCCGGTGAAGTGGCAGCCAATGACCGTGAACAGATCCGTGGGATCGTCGAGAAACAGAAAGATGCAATCATCGTGGCAAGCCTTGGAACTTTTTCTACTGGGATTAATATTCGGAATCTGCATAATATTGTATTCGCTTCTCCAAGTAAATCTCAGATTAAGGTTCTTCAATCTATCGGAAGAGGGTTACGAAAAAGTGACAATGGGGTTGCTACTAAGCTTTATGATCTATCAGATGATCTACATTGTAGAGGCTACAAGAACTTTACTCTAAAACATTCCGCCGAAAGAATAAAGATATATACTAGAGAAGGGTTTAAATACAAAGTGTACCCGATTAGTTTGAGATGAGAACAATGATAAGACAAGTAAAGTTGGTTTCTGGAGAGGAACTTGTTTGCGAGGTACTTCATGATTCGGTGGATGAACAGTCCGACGAAATTATAATTCGTCACGCCTTAAAAATCGTGTCTAAAATTCATAATGGTTACAAGTATTACACCTTCAAACCATTCATGGTTTTTTCCGATACTAAGGACTCTCTGACTATGTTGCGAGACGGTGCGATCATCTCGTACACAATTCCTCATGATACCCTTATCGCGGAATACAGAGAAGCCTTGTCTCAGATTAACGACGAGGTAGAAGAGGATCTTTCGATGCCGAAGTTTTCGGGAGACTCAGACTCTAATGTTGTCGCATTCAAAAAACCTACCCATCACTAGGGTATATTCCCCCCGCACTTAGTGGCTTTAGTTTAACATGAGATACGTGATTTGTCAAGAAGAATTATCAGAAATTTTATAAAAGAGGAAGACCTACCCGAAGTACTCGACTTCGCAAACTCTCTCCCTTACTATAGAGATCGTGATCTGCCTGGCGAAGCGGGTGAGGCGGTGCGTCAAGGTGTTTTTAAGTTTACGGGAAAGCGGACAGAAAGCGTCCATACAATATGTGACATAGGAACGGACATATATAACGCAACGGGATTAAGACCAACACGTCTCTACTTCCACTGGCATGATGCGGATCCTGAGTGGACACCGAAAATCCACGCAGACCTGTCAATGAGTGGAGTGATCTACCTTATAGGTGGTGAAGGATGTGGTACGGAAATCGATGGTGTGGTTGAAGAGTTCGAAGTTGGAAAGTTGGTTATGTACGATGGCAGAACCCCACATAGACCTCAAGGGTTTCCCGTCGATAGGTTGGTAATTACATTTTTTATAGGTGAAGAATAATGACAGTTGGATTTACTGCATCGACATTTGATCTCTTACATGCGGGTCACGTCTCCATGTTGAGAGAGGCGAAGGAACAGTGTGACTACTTGATCTGTGGTCTACAGGTTGATCCCTCTTTGGATAGACCTGAGAAGAACAAACCCGTTCAGACCTTGGTCGAGAGGTACACGCAACTGGCGGGTATCAAGTACGTCGATGAGATCATTCCCTACCAGACCGAAGAAGACCTTGAAGACATTCTTAAGATGGTCAACATCGATCTCCGCATCATAGGATCGGAGTACAAAGACAAGACCTTCACAGGAAGAGCCACGTGCGCCGCGCGAGGGATTGAAATCTATTTTAACAAGAGGGACCATAGGTTCTCCACTAGTGACTTAAGAAGAAGAGTCAGTGCGAGCGAATATGGTCTTGACAACCCACCCCTTGATGTAATATAATACGTTAAATTGAATTAGGAGTATTTAATGGCAACCGCAAAAGTGAAACCCAAGGAAAGACCGCATTACGTGAACAACAAAGAGTTCTCTGCGGCAGTAGTCGAGTACTGTAAGGAGGTTGGAGTATGTAGGGAGAAGGGAGAAAAAGTTCCAATCGTTCCCAACTACATCGCTTCTTGTTTCCTGAAGATTGCGGAGGGGTTGTCACATAAGTCTAACTTCGTCCGTTACACCTATCGGGAAGAGATGGTTATGGACGCTGTGGAGAACTGTCTCAAGGCGATTGAGAACTACAACATTGAGACCGCAACTCGTACAGGTAACCCGAACGCATTCGCATACTTCACACAGATTTCTTGGTATGCGTTTCTTCGTCGTATTGCACGTGAGAAGAAACAACAGGACATCAAACTAAAGTACATCTCCGAAGCGGGTGTCGAACAGTTCCTTGATCAACAGGAAGGTGACCCCGAATGGCAACACGTTGTACCTTTTATCGATGTGTTGCGTAATCGAATCGACGCCGTGAAGGAGTCGGATGCGGAGTTCAAAGAGTACGTTGAAGAAGAGAAGAAACGTAAGAGACGTACTGTCAAGGTCGATTCAGACCTGTCGGATTTCCTTGTATAAAACACTTGACATCCTTTGCATATTCTGGTAATATAGGTTAATTATGTGGACATATGAATGTAGCGCAGGGACATACAGAGAAGAGTCCCTGCACAAATTACTGTGGATAATTTTTAAACATCGTCTTCATCATCTAGTGGAAGACGGGAGGTTCTCTGATTAGTGAAGGTTGCCATCTTAAACGATACCCATGCGGGTATTCGTAACTCATCTGATATTTTTATGTCGTACCAAGAACGCTTCTACTCAGAAGTGTTCTTTCCATATCTGCTAGAAAATGACATCAAACAGATCCTACACCTTGGAGACTACTACGATAACCGTAAGACAGTCAACTTCAAGGCGTTGAACCATAACCGCAAAATCTTTCTAGAGAAATTGCGGGAGTATGGTATCACTATGGATATCATTCCGGGCAACCATGACACCTACTACAAGAACACCAACGATCTGAATTCGTTGAAAGAGTTGTTGGGTCACTACATGAATGAAGTCAACGTTATCATGGAACCTACCGTGGTTAAATACGACACTTTAGATGTCGCATTAATCCCTTGGATTAACCCTGAGAATGAGGAAGCAACACTCAAGTTTCTTTCGAAGTGCAAGGCGCCTGTCGTAGGTGCACACCTAGAACTGGTCGGGTTCGATATGCAACGTGGTATGCCCTGTCACGATGGTATGTCACCTAAACACTTCGAGAACTTTGAGATGGTGTTGTCTGGTCACTTCCATGCAAAATCGTCACAGGGAAATGTTCACTATCTGGGTTCTCAGATGGAGTTCTTTTGGAACGATTGCAATGACAAGAAGTACTTCCACATTCTTGATACTGAAACAAGAGAACTTACTCCGGTACACAATCCTATCACCATCTACGAGAAGGTGTATTACGATGCCGACAAGATGCGTAAGTTCCAAGACCTACGATATCTTGATAATAAATTCGTTAAGTTGATCGTAGTGAAGAAGGGCGACACCTATGATTTCGAACGGTTCGTAGACCGCATCCAGAATCAGAAGATACACGAACTCAAGATCGTTGAGGACTTCAAAGAGTTCATTGGTGAGAATGTGGGTGACCACAACATCACTATTGACGATACCGAAACTTTGGTGTATAATTATATCGACAACGTGCAGACCGATCTGGACAAGTCGAGAATCAAAAGAGAGATATCTGTGTTGATGACAGAGGCACAATCAATGGAGGTAGTATAGTGGGTAAGGGATCCAAACCAAGACCTATCAAAGATCGGAAACAGTTCAATGATAACTGGGACCGCATATTCAAAGGACAGACGCAACAACCCAAAGGCGTCGATCAAGAAAAACTCAAAGAACAGGCGCAAGATCCAAAAAACGGTTGACAAGACCTGTTTGGGATAGTATAATTGACCTATGATTAAATTCGAAAAGATCCGGTGGAAAAATTTCCTTTCCACTGGGAATAACTTTACGGAAATAGATTTCCAATCTACCCCTACCACTCTAGTGGTGGGTCACAACGGCGCGGGTAAGTCAACACTACTCGACGCTCTCAGTTTTGGATTGTTCGGTAAACCACACCGTAAGATATCCAAGCCTCAACTTATCAATTCCATCAACGGAAAGGGTACACTAGTTGAGGTCTTTTTCTCAGTCGGCTCTGTTAGGTATAAGGTACTCCGTGGTATCAAACCCAACAAGTTTGAGATATGGTGCAACGATAACATGTTGAACCAGAGTTCTCACGCCAAGGAATACCAACAGATCCTTGAGACGAATATCCTTAAACTGAACCACAAGTCGTTCCACCAGATCGTTGTACTGGGTTCGTCTTCGTTCGTACCGTTTATGCAACTTCCGGCAAACTCTCGTAGAGATGTAATCGAAGACCTACTTGACATCAACATGTTCTCCAAGATGAACACAATTCTGAAAGAGAAGATGTCTATACTCAAGGAAAACATCCGTGAGAATGGACACGCCATTGAGATGGTCAAGACTAAGATCAACGCACAGAAGAAGTATCTGCGAGATTTGTCGGCGCTAAACACCGCACACCGTAAGGAGAAAGAAGAATCAATCTCAACCCTTCTTAAGGAGATTAGTGAACTCCAAGACTTTAACGATAAGAACATGCAAGATGCAATGGATCGTTCTATGTCAGTGGCTTCCAAATTGCAGAAGGTTCAGACATCACGTGAGAAGTTACTTGAGTATCAATCAACGTTCAAGTCTCAGATCAAGTCCGTAGTGAAGGAGGCGAAGTTCTTTGAAGACAACTCTGTCTGTCCTACGTGTGATCAAGATATTGCGGATGATCTGCGTGAGACTAAAAAGAATGATGCGAACAAACGTGCAAAGGATCTCAGTGAGGCGATGGGTAAGTCTGACTCTCAGATGAAAGAGTTTGATGATCAACTCGTTGAACTGCAAAAGGAGTTGGAGTCTGCCCGTGTACTACAGAATGAGGTTAACAATAACAACCAGACCATCACCAGACTCAACCAACAGATAGAACGCATCCGTGCAGAGATCGATAACTTGGGAGATAACACTGGTGACCTCAAGGATGCAAACGATGAACTCCAAACTCTGAACAAGGACTTAGAGTCAAAACAAGATGAGAAGTATCGTATGCACGAGGACTACTCGTATCAACAGATCAACGCTGAACTTCTTAAGGATACGGGGATCAAAACCAAGATCATCAAACAGTACCTTCCGGTCATTAACCAACTGACCAACCAGTACTTACAAATCTTAGACTTCTTTGTTCACTTCGATCTGGACGAGAGTTTCAACGAGACTATCCGTTCGCGTTTTCGTGACAGTTTCTCTTATGACTCTTTCTCTGAGGGGGAGAAACAACGTATAGACTTGTCCCTACTATTTACGTGGAGACAAGTGGCGAAGATGAAAAACAGTGTTGCGACTAACCTACTCATCCTTGACGAGACTTTCGATTCTTCTTTGGACGATGATGGTGTAGACAACCTAATGAAGATCATACACACTCTGGGTGAAGAGACCAACGTGTTTGTTATCTCACACAAGGCGGAACTGGAAGACGCTGCGTTTCAACGCAGGATTGAATTCGTCAAAGAGAAGAACTTCAGTAAGATGAAAGAAGCCGCATGAGTGTTAACATAATCGATGACTTCTATGATCCGGAAACTCTGAACGAGATTTCCAGTTACCTCAATGGGATCCTGTATTCAAAACAGGATGAAGTCCATCTGTTCTCGTGTAACATGGTTTTATGGGATGATGGACTATACAGACACCAGAACGGTAGTGATCTTGAAGCGCCTCCTTTAGTACTCATTCACTACCCCCAAGCACATGGTGAAAGAGGTAAAATAATCCATGACCTCATAAAAGAAAAGACTAATGAAAGGGTCAAAGAGTTTGGGTTGAGGTGTCAAGACGTAACAGGTCCAATGTTTCATATCTGGACCCCACAGTCTTACATCAACTGGCATAACGACTTTAGGCCTGGGGTTGAATCAGAACAGAGACATGGGGCGGCAACAATTTATTTAAATCGTGAATGGGCCCTTGACAAAGGGGGTGAGTTTTTGTATAATGATGATGCAGCTGACTTGAATAACGTTAAACGTGTCACGCCCGCAGAAAATCGTGCAGTTGTATTGGACGGTTGGGCGAGACACAAAACAACTCCGGTTGCACCGGAAAACATTAGGAAGTCATTACAAATTTGGTTAACCAAAATCTAAGCGGAGTATATAATGGAACTAACTGATCGTACTATGCAAGTACTTAAAAATTATGCAAACATCAACCCGAACATTGTGATCAGTGCGGGTAAACAATTGAAGACTGTTTCTATTGCAAGGAACGTCTTCTCTAAGACTACCCTTGAGGAAGAGTTTCCCCAAGAGTTTGGTATCTACGATTTGAATGAGTTTCTTGGTGTTCTCTCTCTGGTAGAGAAACCCAACATCAAGTTCGAGAAGGATTACCTTGTCGTGGGCGATCACACTGGTCGTTCTCGTATCAAGTATTTTCTTTCCGATCCGGATCTATTGACTACTCCTTCCAAGGACATCATTATGCCCGAAGCGGAAGTTAAGTTTTCACTAGATAATGACACGTTGAATCGAATCAAACGTGCTGCTGCGACATTGGGTCACAATGAGATTTCTATCACACCACAGAGTGGTTCAGTACAAATCTCTGTTGTTGATTCTAAGGACGCAACCTCGAATGCGTTTTCGATTGACGTGGAAGGTTCGTATCAAGAAGGAGTTGATTTCAACTTTATTCTGAATGTGAACAACCTCAAGATTGTTAGTGAGGACTATGATGTCAGTATCTCTTCGAAACTGATCTCACGGTTCGCATCAAAACAGTCAGAGATTGAGTACTATATTGCACTTGAAAAATCATCTAACTACGGAGCTTAAAAGATGGCAAAGACAGAGACCGCCGCACCGGCACAAGACCACTCTCAGGTCTATGAATTGAGTAATCGGGTCGCACGATCCACTATCGCAGTGATTGATACTGTGGTTCAACGTGGGGGTTTTAAGGGTGAAGAACTCTCAACCATTGGTCAGTTGCGTGACCAAGCGGTTCAGGTTATTCAACTTGCAGAGGCGTTTCAGTCAGAAGAGACTGGTGAAACGAAGTAACCCTCTGGGATCGTAGCTCAACTGGATAGAGCAACGGCCTTCTAAGCCGTAGGTTAAAGGTTCGAGTCCTTTCGGTCCCGCCAATTTGAAAGGAAGATGATGGACACGGTGATCTTTATTCCTGCAAGGCTGGGGAGTAAAAGACTCATCCATAAACCACTTACCAAATTGGGGGGTGTACCTCTGGTAAGACGTGTTGCGGAGGCTTGCGAAAAGTCTGGATATCCGGTTGTGGTATTGACAGACAGTAAAAGAGTCGCGGATTGTGTAAAGGGTTTTGAGGTTGTAATTGATAGTCAACACTATCATAACGGTACGGAAAGATGTGCCTCCGCTTCATACTTTCCTATGTTGGAACCCTACAAGTACATCATCAATGTCCAAGGAGACATGCCTGATGTTACCACTAACATGATTGAGACTCTGGCGCATGGTCTTCGTAACGATGAGTGGGATGTCTGTACTCTTTACACCAAGATGACAGAAGAGGAACAGTCGAACCGTAACAATGTGAAGATGGTACATAACCAAGAACTCGCACACTGGTTCGCTCGTGACATAACTTACGGTGTACGTCACCTTGGTGTATATGGATACTCTCAACCAACCTTAAGAGAGTATGGAAACTGGGATGTTAGTCTGTATGAAGAAATTGAGAGTTTGGAACAACTTCGATGGATTGAAAATGAAGTTGAGATTGGTGTATACGAAACTCAGTTTGATGGTATGGAGATTAACACAGTGGGTGACGTACATTCTTGGCATATGAGGAATAAGTTGGTATGAGAATTATTGCAGGCCCATGCCAGTTCGAGTCGTTCGATATGGCACGTGAAGTTGCAGAACACTGCAAAGGTATCTGTGACGAATATGGTATTGAGTACTACTTCAAGGCGTCCTTTGACAAAGCGAACCGTAGTAAAGGGACGAGTGCAAGGGGTGTAGGACTGAAACAATGTATGGATCATTTCTGGAGATTGAAGGCAGAAATTCCTGAGTTGAAGACACTAACCGATGTACATGAGACTCATCAAGTCTATAACATCGCGTCAGAACATGATGAATGTGTGGATGTCCTACAGATCCCTGCCCTCTTATCAAGACAGACGGATTTGATCAAAGCCGCATCTCTCAGTGGTAAGATCGTTAATATCAAGAAGGGTCAGTTCATGTCTCCCTATGATTGTCAAGATGTCTTGGACAAGGCGTCCGGTGCAAGGGAAGTTTGGTTGACAGAACGGGGAACTTCTTTTGGTTACAACAGATTGGTGGTGGACTTCGTGGGTCTCAACTACATGATCAATAACTACCCCGATGTGGTGTTTGACGTGACTCACTCTATCCAAAACCCCGCAAAGGTGGAGACTTCGGATAGGTCCGCCATCACCCCTCTCGCCTGCGCGGCCGCCGCAATGGGGGTCCAGAACTTCTTTTTTGAGGTACATCCGGACCCCGATAACGCAAAATCTGATGGACCCAACTCTCTCCATCTATCTGATTTTAAACAACTTGTCTGTTCTCTTGAAAAAATTTCAAAAAAACGCTTGACTTTTCTTGCGGAGTAGGTTATAGTGTATATGTAATTTGGTGAGAGAGGACTGGTTATGAAACCGATGCACATGGTGAAGTCAATATCTGAGAAGGAGCTCGCGATGCTCCAACGGATCTGGACTCAGAATGAGAAGAAGATCAACGAACTTCTTAATCATCAACAAGAGATCGATAAGTTGTTTGACAAGATCGATCAAGGTAAAGTGTTAATCGGAGGCTAATTATGAAACTTGTAATCTTCACCCAAATCAAAGAGAACTACGGCGCCCATGCATGGGACGGTAAGGGCGAATGCCCGCAGCGCTGGAAGTTCAAGGGTGGTAACACCATTATAGTCCGTGATATCACTGTAGATCAGGCGATGAAATTGAGAACGGGTATCCCTACTCTGACGGCTCTCATCGAAGAGAACAATGAGTACTTCGAAGAGTACATCTTGGACTGGGATATCATGGACGATTGCGTGGGAGATCCAATCGAAGATTGGGATTCACCCATCGAATACTCGTGGGGTGGTGACCGTTGGTTGGCCCAGCGGGTAGTTGATAACACCAAAGACGGTGGTTACTATCGTTATGAGATTGCGTCCGCAAAAGAGACGTGGATCCCAATGGAAGGTGGCGAAAAGTCCGACTTCAAGGTCGAGTACACCATGCGTAATGGTGATGTTCTAAACTACGAGGAGTTGCAACAGTTTTTTAGTGAGGCATCGTGAAGGTTTGAAGTATGCGAACTGGTTATCAAGTAGCTACCGTGGGTGCACTATTTGCATCTATACTGAGTTTTGAATATTATTTAATAGATTCGGTTTCGACTAGACTGGATAGTCTGGAAGAAGTCATCTCCACTAATGCGGCTTCCGCATCCTCACTCTCTCTCGAAACGGAGGCGATTGGTGGAGATGACATTTATTCTGAACGAGACCTTGAGTGTCTCGCACTCAACGCTTACTTTGAGTCGTTGAATGAACCCACCGCTGGTAAGATTGGAGTGACACACGTTGTCTTAAATCGTGTAGAGAGTGCACGGTTCCCCAACACAGTTTGTGGTGTGATCTATCAAGGTCAGACATATACGACACCGGACGGGAGACGTATGCCTCTCCGCAACAGGTGTCAATTCAGTTGGTATTGTGACGGTAGATCCGACATACCAAGGGCATGGAAAAGGTACACTGAAATATACCAACTTGTCGCAAAGGTCGCAACAGATCGTGCACAAGGTGTTGGTAACGACATCACGAAGGGTAGTTTATTCTACCATGCTGATTACGTTGATCCCCACTGGAACAGACGTATGAACCGTGAGGTCCAATTGGGTAGACATATATTCTACACAATGGACAGTTAACCCAAGACTATATACACACACAAACTAAGGAGGTTTGATATGGAACTAAATGCTCTCGGCATTATCGCAATCGTGTTTGTTGCAGTCGTATTTGTCCTTGTTACGAAAGCCGCAAATAATGCGGAAGATCGACTTGAAGAGGTAGATGGTGAACCAGCTTTTGATTTACCACCTAAACCCTTAGAAGATATGACGAAGGCCGAACTTCTGGAGGTTGCAGATGAATGCAACATCGCAGGAGTCAGATCCCGAATGCGAAAAGCAGAAGTATTCGAACTCGTTCGCAAAAATTTTGGTGTTTAAGAAAGGGGGCGAATGCCCCCTTCTTTTTCTTGACAGATTGTACCGTATGGTGTACAATGTGATTTTTATTATGGAGAAACCTATATGCGTGATGAATTCCTCTGGGTTGAGAAGTATCGTCCTCGAACTGTCTCTGACACGATCCTTCCGTCTGAACTCAAACAAGTATTTACCAAGGTAGTTGCGGGCGGTGAAATTCCTAACATGTTGTTCTCTGGCACTGCTGGTACTGGTAAGACCACTGTCGCACGTGCAATATGTGATGAACTTGGACTCGATTACATCGTCATCAATGGTAGCGAGGAGGGGAACATCGATACCCTTCGTGGGAAGATTAAACAGTTTGCATCTTCCATATCTCTGAGTGGTGGGTACAAGGTTGTCATTCTAGACGAGGCAGATTACCTCAATCCTCAATCAACACAACCCGCACTCCGTGGGTTCATCGAAGAGTTCTCTTCTAACTGTCGGTTCATCCTGACCTGTAACTTCAAGAACCGTGTCATCGAACCCCTACACTCTCGTTGTTCTAATTACGAGTTTAACTTCAACAAGAAGGTTCAGGCGCAACTCTGTTCGGAGTTCATGAGACGTGCGGATGATATCCTCAAGACTGAGGGTGTCGCCTATAACAAGGATACTCTCGCACAAGTTATCATGCGTCACTCTCCAGACTGGAGACGTGTACTCAATGAGTTGCAACGTCACTCTATCTCTGGTCAACTGGAAACTACAGTTATCATTAATGACGCAAATGAGAACTACAGTCTCTTGTTCCGTTCCCTCAAAGAGAAGAACTTCAAGACCATGCGGTCATGGGTGGTCAACAACATGGACGTAGAACCCGCCGCAGTGTTTCGTGGGATCTATGACTTGATGAACGAATATGTTGCACCACAGTCTATTCCACAACTCGTATTGATCCTCGCTGATTATCAATACAAGAATGCGTTCGTGGCAGATCATGAACTTAACCTAGTCGCCTGTATGACTGAGATCATGGCAAACGTGGAGATTAAATGATGAGTAAAGATCGATTTGATTTAGAACAATCTATCATGGAATGTTGGAATGTCACCGAAGATATTAATATGGTGACCGAACATTTTATGGACAGTCCTAAGTGGGAACATATACCACCTGATGTTGCGGATGCTATGTGTAACAAGTATCTTGGTATCAAGGAACTTTATGAGATTCGTTTTCAAAGGTTGTGGGATACCTTTACAGAATGTTTCGATCTAGATAGGAATTCTAGAGGAGAGAATCTACGTGAGTAAGTTTGATAGAAATTTGCACTGGACAACGGAGTGGAGTGAGAAAGTCTTATTGGGTATTATAGGTACACTCACCTTTGGCGCTGCAATACAATACCTGTATGGTATGTACATGAACCTGTCAATTGAACTGTCAGATCTGTTCATGTTGTTTATCTACGCAGAGGTTCTAGGTATGGTTGGTGCGTTCTATAGTACTACACGTATTCCCGTAACCCTACCTATCATTATTGCGATTACCGCACTGTGTCGATTAATCATCCTACATAGTAAGGAGATGCAGGAGATGCAACTACTCGCTGAGGGTGGGGCGATTCTAATTCTATCTGCTGCGGCATACTTGATGTCACTAAAGGACAAACTCAGTTTAGAAAAGATGAGGATTCGTGATGGACAAGATGAAGAGAATTTGGTTTAAGGCTCTTGGAGAAAAGTCTGGGAGTACAGACGAAGAATCGGATGCAGTCGCTTGGGTGAGAACCATCCTAATACTGCAAGCCGTTGCGACTAACTGTTTCATTATAAGTGGAGTGTTAAGACATTGGTAGAAGATAAGAAAGGGTTTAGTCCCCAAGAAGACGTTGATGTCTTCATGATGGCGGCAGAACAACCCATGCGGTATGAGTTACCCCAAAACCCTGAGATGATGTTCGAAGAGGATCAGTCTAGACTCTACATGGATCTGGTTGAAGAAGAGTTCAATGAAATCAAAGAAGCGTTTGCGAATCAAGACATCGTTGAGGTTGCGGATGGTATCGCAGATACGGTGTGGGTATTGATGGGTTTATCCAGTACTCTGGGTATAGATTTCTATAAAGTGTGGGAGGCGGTATTCCAATCCAACATGAGTAAAGTGGTCGAAGGTAAGTTGATTAAAAATCCCGAAACTGGTAAAGTCATGAAACCGGATAGTTACTTCCCCCCGAAGATAAGGGAGGCGTTGGGTCTTGAAGAAGAGACACCTGACTAAGGCAGTAACTTGGAGGATAATCGCTAGTACTACAACCGCATTGATTGCATGGATGTTCGGTCTACCCCCGTCCGCAATCGGAGCGGTATTCTTTGTAGACCTAGTATTAAAATTCGGATTGTACTACGGACACGAACGTGTTTGGTATAAGTACATAAGATATGGAGTGGAAGAAAAATGAATAAGTGGGATGCTGCTCATATGACCTCTGCGGAAGTCTACGCAAACCTTTCGTCTGCAAGACGGGCGAAGGTTGGTTGTGTTATTGTGAAGGACAACCGCATCGTGTCTATCGGGTATAATGGTATGCCTAGTGGTTGGGATAATAACTGTGAGTATGGTCTTGATGCAGAACCGACGATCCTGAGAACCAAACCCGAAGTGTTACATGCAGAGACCAATGCAATTGCAAAGGTCGCCCGTAGTAACGAGTCTTGTGAAAACGCATCCTTGTATACTACGGTTGCCCCCTGTTTGGACTGTGCAAAACTTATCTACCAGTCTGGAATATCGAAAGTGTTTTGGAGAAACGAGTATCCACGTGGAGAACTGGGTCTAAAGTTTCTTTCAAAGTGTGATATAGAAGTAACCCAAATATGACAACCGCAGATGATTTATATGCAAAAGAACTGAGAAAGGTTCTGCGGCATCGCCTCAGGGGAACGATGACCCCCATAGAAAATGTCTTGTACTTCCCAAACAACATCGATGTTAGGATATGTCCTAAGAATGGTATGAGTAGTTTGAAGTGGGCTATGTTGTATGTCTACGGTGTCCCACAAGATCAGTCTGATCGTGTGAGTCTGACTATGGGTACGAAAGTTTGGAGGATGGAAGATATTAAGAAACATGGACATAAACCAGACTTACCTTTTCGTAAGGACAGTTACAAAACTTGTGTTTCAAGAGATCCCATCAAAAGGTTCATGTCCGCATGTGAGTATATCAAGACTGAGTATGCGAGCTCGGCGGAGATGTTGTCAACTTCGAAGTCATTAACTGTCGAACAACTAGAACGTTTGTCGAGACTCTCAGATGTAAACCCACTTCCAGATTCTTTGGATGATATTATAGACGGTGTGTGGACTGGTGAAATACATAACTCACACTTCTTTACGCAGACATACTTTCACGGTAACCGTGGTCAGTATAACAAGATTTGGAGTATGAGTGATTTCAAACGGATGATGGAATGGCTCAGAACCGAAACCAAGTGCAGTAGAAAGATTGATAAGATACATTCGAACTATACATCCGGTCAATGGTTTGGAGGCGTTGAACTCTTGACACCAGACCAGAAAAAACGTATAATGCGTATTTACGAAGAGGATTATGATTATGGATGGACAGAAGATTAGTCCGTTTGATTTCTTGAATAGTATCAACACTACCAAGAAAAACCTCATGATAGGAACAGACGAAGAGAAGCAGTACGTACCCTTCGTAGTAAACCGTACACTGTCGTACTTTCAAGACACGGTTGGTCTTGCGAATGCGATGAACATTCACCATCATATTGACAACCGTCTACAATATGACTTTTTTATAAATATCGTTAGGAAACGAAAACGTTTCTCTAAGTGGGTTAAACCAACCACTTACAATGACGTGGAAGTAATCAAAGAGTATTATGGCTACAACGATGAGAAAGCCCGCCAAGTAATACCCTTACTGTCTTCCCAACAACTAGAGTTTATAAAAAATAAGGTGAATAAAGGTGGAAGAAAATAAGTTAGTCGAATGGAATCCAACGAAAATGTTGGAAGTCACTCTGAGGGAACCAGATGACTTTTTGAAAGTGAGAGAAACCTTGACCCGCATTGGAGTAGCGTCTCGTAAAGAAAAGAGGTTGTTTCAGTCCTGCCACATTCTACACAAACAGGGTAGGTACTTTATCGTACATTTCAAGGAACTGTTTATGTTAGACGGTAAGAAGTCTAATCTAGAGTTGACAGACGTGCAACGAAGAAACACAATCGCAACTCTATTGCAGGACTGGGGACTCGTAGATATTCACAACAGGGAAGTCGCACAAGATTGTGCACCAATGAGACAGATCAAAATTATTGGTTTTAAGGATAAGGACGAATGGGAGTTGTGTCCTAAGTACAATATCGGAAACAAGTAATGGGATTAGTTGGCCTGTTGGCGGTGTTCATGTGTCCTATGGTGTTTGGTGGAATAACCTTCTACTACTCATGGAAGGTCGTACATGAAAGAGAGTATGGTAATGAAAGTTGATATATTTGAGGGTAAGGATGAGTACATTGCATCTAAAACCCCGTTCTTTGGTAAGTTGGATGAGGGTCTCGCTGAGGCGTATGACTGGAACCAACATATGGATCTGTTAGACTGGCATCCTCAAGAAATGATAGATTCTAACAGTACGAAGTTCCGTATTGGTCTTAACAGTTTTCATCTGAGACCTTCCGCTCCTGAATTTGCAAAAGAGATTGTCGATCAGATGACTGAGACTTTCTCTCTGCATGGAGACAAAAGAAAAATCACCAACATTGCGTTTACTGGATTCGGTCAAGAGTCGGATAGTTATCCTTGGCATAAGGATTCTATGGACGTGTTTTTAGTACAAGTTATTGGAACCGTGGGACTTCGTGTCGAAGGACACAACAACGATGAGGAGTTCGACTTCTCGCCTGGCGATTACGTCTGGTTACCAAGAGGAACCCATCACCAAGTTCTTCCAAGAACAAGTCGTTGTACGTTCTCGTTCGGTGTAGAAGGGGATCCGGACCCAGCGATATACTTTTAGTAATCCGATCCGTCTGGGTTTATCGTTTTGTGAACAAACGCGATAGACGGTACTACTACCCTATCTAGTACACGAAGTCTGACTGTATCCGTGTCGGTGTCCGAATCGTTGACGGGAGTTGTTGGTATACTGTGTGTACTATCCGAATCGACTAATGTCAATAAGTGAGGCGCTCCAACAATAGTGAAGTCCGAATCGGTAGTAGTAATATAAACTGCACCGTCTACTATATTTGTCAAAGAATCATATCCACCACCCTGTAGAGTAAGCGTTCCACCATTCTCGTCTTTTGTTCCCGTTATAATGGTTCCTGTCTTACCACTAAAGGTTATTGTATCGGATATCACCTGAACACCATTAATATCGACATTGACCCAACCCATTTGACGGGGTACTGCAACTTGGATGGGAGGATTTTGCCAAGACATAGTTCCCTTGTCAGAATCCCACATAAGAGACTTACCTTTACCAGTTGAGCCCGGACTACTGTCTAGTGCGTAAAGGGATGCACCACTATCCACTAGACCATGCATGTTATTGAATGTATATTTTTTCGGTTGGGGCATTGACAAAAAATCCTCGTTGTGTTATAGTTTTGCAATACTATTTAGTATATATAGCAGTGTACATGCGGATAGTCCGGTGTACATTAGTCTTGCTTAAAAAAGGAGATACAACATGACTAATCTTAAAGCGAATACGCTCTTCCCTCGTGCATCTTTTGTGGGGTTTGACCACCTGTTTCAAGAACTTGATTGGGTTGCCAAACACGCTACTGATACGTACCCACCTCACAATATAGTGAAGGTATCTGATGACGATTATCTAATCGAAGTCGCATGTGCAGGGTTTACTTTGGACGATTTGGAGATCGAACAGGACGAACGGACATTGACCGTAACTGGTCAACAGGAAGTTCCTGCTGAACGTGAATACCTACATAAAGGTATCTCGCAGAAGAAGTTCAAGAGAGTGTTTAGACTGTCAGAATACGTCTTTGTTGACGGTGCTTCTTTGACGGACGGAATCCTGTCTATCCAGTTGAAGTTTGAACTTCCCGAAGAGAAGAGACCTCGTAAGATCGATATTTCATAAATCTAACGAGGAGAAAATTATGAAAACTGACCTAGTAGAACGGGTCGGTGAGGCAGTGATGTGTTTGTGGGTAGTCGCAATCATGGTCACGGCTTTCCAGCCCCTAGTATAAAAAGACAGGGGGGTGAAAGTCCCCCCACTCGTGAGGAATGATGAAGGTATACCAAATTGTAATGAAGGGTGATGAGAGATCGGAGAAGTACGCCGAACTCAGTAAGTTATCTTTTCAGAACCTTATAGATGATGGCACGTTGGACTGGAACGTGTTTGATGCGATCACTCCAGAACACCCTGACTTCGAAGAACACGTTGCGAAGTACGATTGGAGACCATCCCTCGCCAGACTGGATGCGGGGAAACAACCTCAAGATCATTCCCCAACAGAGAAAGCGGGAATGTGTTCTCACTGGGAGTTGATGCGTCAACAAGGTGCAACCGGAGAACGGTTCCTAGTTATGGAACATGATACGTATCTATGGCCTCAACATGAAAACGAATTCCGCAACCTACTCACGTACATTCACGCAAAAAATATAATCTACGCAAACATAGGTTTGTTCATGGGGTGTTATACCTTCAAACCGTTTTGTGCAGCGTGGCAGTACAGACTACTAACCGAACAAAAGTTCTGGATTAACTGTGGTCCTTATGGTGTACTAGAGAGACTATTCAAGAACTACGTTGATCACTTCTTGTCAAAACAAGATAAGAGTCGTATACCTGAGAACTACATCATCCACCCTTGGTCTAACGGAGACACCTTGTATTTTGGTAGAGACATACATTTACCATACAATCACCGTGACCCCGATCCAATGCAGTCAGTCAAAAACCCGACAACGCAGATGGTGTCTAAGTCTCTCGCCGTGACTCAGGACCATCATGGTTATCCAGACATACACATAGAACAACCTTGGACTCGTTCAGATCAATTTAAAGTTATCCCTTGACAGAAGACGCCCTACTGTTATATAATACAACCCTACTGAAAAAAGGCGCACCATGAATCAACCAATGTTTTACACTTCCGTGGTCCGGTACGGCAGTAACATCCTGTTCCGTGGGTTTGCGGAGAACGGAAAAAAACTTCAAACCAAAGTCCCCTACAAACCTACCCTGTACGTGCAGTCCGACAAGAGACAATCGGGGTGGAAGGCGATTGACGGTACTTCTGTCGAACCTCTCAAGTTTGACTCCATGAAGGAGGCGACTGAGTTCCAGAAACGTTACGAGGACGTACCCAACTTCAAGGTCTACGGGATGAACAACTTCGTGTCTCAGTTCATTGCAGACATGTTCCCTACCCCTATCGAATTCAACCGTGACTGGATCGATGTGTGCACCATCGACATTGAGGTCGCATCTGACGAAGGGTTCCCCGAACCCGACAAGGCAGATCATCCGGTCATCGCCATCACTATCAAGAACCCCAACGGTCCCTATCGCGTCTGGGGTCTGTATGACTACAATGCGGGTGAGGATGTGATCTACGAGAAGTGCGACTCCGAAGCGCAACTCCTCATGAAGTTCGTCGATCACTGGTTCCGTAACCAACCCGACATCGTGACCGGATGGAACACACGATTCTTCGACATTCCCTATCTGGTCAACCGTATTGGTAAAACCATTGGCGCGGACATGGTGAAGAAACTTTCACCGTGGGGTCTGGTACGTGAAGGTAACGTAACCATCAACGGAAAGAAACAACAGGAGTACACCCTCGAAGGTATCCAACACCTCGACTATCTAGAAATCTTCAAGAAGTTCACCTACAACACTCTGGGTCAACAGGAGTCCTATCGACTGGACCACATCGCCCACGTAGTACTGGGTGAGGGTAAACTATCCTACGAAGAACACGGTACACTGTACTCCCTGTACAAGACTGACTTCCAGAAGTTCATTGACTACAACATCAAGGACGTGGAACTGGTCGAGAAACTCGACGAGAAACTTGACCTGATCTCTCTGGTCCTGACCATGGCGTATCGCGGTGGTGTGAACTACAACGACACGATGGGGACCACAAACATCTGGGACACCATCATCTACCGCATCTTGAACGAACAGAAAGTTGCAGTACCACCCAAGGTCGAGAAGGTCAAGACATCGTATCCAGGCGGATACGTCAAGGAACCTCAAGTCGGTTCCCATGACTGGGTGACATCGTTCGACTTGAACTCACTGTACCCGAACATCATTGTCCAGTACAACATGTCACCTGAGACTGTCCTTGATGGTTTCTACAATGACGTGTCCGTGGACGCATTCCTTTCCGGCGACATCGATGTGTCCGGTAGTCCTTTCTCTGTCGCACCTACCGGAATTAAGTTTACTCACGAACGTGAGGGTGTGATCCCCAACATCATTAAGAAATACTATGACGAACGCCGTGTGGTCAAGAAGGAGATGTTGCGACTACAACAAGAATACCAGAACAATCCCACACGGGAACTGGACAACAAGATCACGTCACTGAACAACCAACAGATGGCGATCAAGATTCTGATGAACTCACTCTACGGTGCGTTGGGTAATCGGTGGTTCCGATACTTTGACCAACGTGTTGCGGAGTCGATCACCCTTGCGGGACAACTCGCAATCAAGTGGGCGGAACGTGCGGTCAACGATGAGATGCAAAAACTTCTCAAGACGGAAGAAGACTACGTTGTTGCAATTGACACCGACTCTGTTTACATTCGGATGGGTGATCTTGTTGACAAGTTCAACCCGAAGGATCCTGTAAAGTTCCTTGACAAGATTTGTTCCGAACACTTCGAGAAAGTATTGTCTAAATCCTATGCGGAGATGGCGAGAGTCACCAGTGCAATGGTCAACCGTATGGAGATGGGACGCGAGGTAATCGCAGACCGTGGTATCTGGATGGCGAAGAAACGTTACATCCTCAACGTGCACAACAACGAGGGTGTGCAGTACGCACAACCCAAACTCAAGTTGATGGGTATCGAAGCGGTCAAGTCATCTACGCCTCAGGTTGTGCGTGACAAGTTTCAAGAAATCTTTCGGGTCATCATAGAAGGTACTGAGTCAGACACACAGTCCTTTATTGGGAACTTTAAGACCCAATTTGGGACTCTTCCTCCCGAAGACGTGTCGTTCCCTCGTGGGGTTTCGGAGATCACCAAGTGGCAGGATCGACAGACCGTCTACAAGAAGGGTTGTCCTATCCACGTGCGTGGTGCACTGGTCTACAACGATACGGTTAAGAAGAACGCACTTGACAAGAGGTACGTCTACGTCCAGAACGGAGAGAAGATCAAGTTCGTCTACCTGAAGATGCCCAACCGTCTGGGTGAGAACGTGGTGTCGTTCCCCTTGAACCTACCCAAGGAGTTCGGGTTGCATGACTTCATCGACTATGACATGATGTTCCGGAAGACGTTCCTAGATCCTCTCGAACCAATCCTTGATGCAGTCGGGTGGGCGGCAGAACCACGTGCAACCCTAGAAGACTTTTTCTCTTGACAGAAACCGCGAAGATTTGTTATGATGTGTCTATGTTTGAACTAACACTATTCCGCAATCAGTTTGATAACAAGACTCACAATCGGGTCCAGTTCGATTCGTGGGATAAATTTGTTAAGTGGTTGTATCGCATATCACAAGTGAAAGGAGAGAAGGGTGGAAATAATTCTAGTCCTCTTATTAGTCCTGCTGTTTTCGAAATGGGTTCGAAACGTTCTAATAAATCTACTAGTCATTGGGGTGGTTGGTGCGCTGTTGATGTTGATGATCACAATTTTGGTGTGGATCTTTCAACCCTTGAGCGAAGACTGCAAGATCAATTCGGAGGATACGACTATGTTGTGTACAATACTGCGTCAAGTAGATCAGACAACCTCAAGTTTCGGATCGTCTTCCGACTCGACGAACCCGTCGAAAACGAAAGGATCAAATCCTTCTGGTATGCTCTGAATACAGAACTAGGTGAGATCGGAGATCCTCAGACAAAAGACCTTGCACGTATGTACTATGTGCCGGCGCAGTATCCTAACGCAACATCTTTCTTCTTTGCGAACTCTGGTTCTGCACTCAACGTATCTGAGTTGATTGCAAAACATCCTTACCACGAGAAGACAGGTAATTCTTTCCTAGATAGATTACCAGAAAGTTTACAGAAGGCAGTGATAGAACATCGTAAGTCCCAACTGGACAACACTAACATAGTATGGACATCGTATCACGATTGTCCGTTCTGGCCTAAGTCGTTAGGTGCGGAATATATACAGATCAGTGGTACAGGTTGGTATCACAAAATGTATCAGATCATGGTCGCTGTTGCGGGCCGCGCAACAGAAAGTAACTATCCCATAACTGCACAACAGATTGCGGATATGTGTAAACAGTTCGACGCTGAAACTGGTAACTGGTACGAGAACAGACCTCTCATTGTAGAGGCCGACAGAGCATTGGAGTACATTTACCGAAATGGATAATAAAAGAATATTAGTCACCGGAGCTGCAGGGTTCATAGGATCTCAGTTGTGTCTAAGACTCACAGGAATGGGTCATGATGTTATTGGATGCGATAACTGGAACAGTCATCTCTATGATCCTTGGTTGAAAGTTAAAAGACATACTAACTTTGGTATGCAGATCATGGACATGGACATACGTGATGAACTGATGCTGGGTAACCTTTTAAACGATCAACGTTTGATACCGGATGTTGTGGGCGAACCCTTTGACTATGTTATACATCTCGCCGCACACGCAGGGGTGCGTGACTCGTTTGGGAAAGAATCAGAGTATCACTCAAACAACATTGATGGTACACAGAACCTAATTAATCTGTTCGAAAACTACAGTCCCCAAACAAAATTCATCTATGCATCTACCAGTTCTGTATATGGAGGAACTCCTATTTCAGAGAATGGGTGGAAGGAAGACTTTGTTCAGGCGCACCAACTTAACGCCTATGCATATACCAAATACATCAACGAGTGTCAGTTCGGAATTTCCAAGTTGTTTAGTACAGGACTACGTTTCTTTACCGTGTACGGACCTTGGGGTAGACCAGACATGGCACTCTTCCAATTTACGAAATCAACCCTTGACGGAACGCCAATAAAGGTGTATAATTATGGGGATATGAAGCGGGACTTCACCTACATCGATGATATCCTTGACGGGATCTGCATCGTTTTGGCGAACGTGGAATCTGGAGTCATTCCCAATAATGAGATATTTAATATTGGTAGAGGCGAACAGGTTCAACTGATGGACTTCATCTCAGAGATTGAGAAGAACGTTGGTAAGGAAGTTACGAAGGAGATGGTTGCGAAACATCCCGCCGATACAAAAGAGACGTGGAGTAACACAGACAAACTTCAAAAACTAGGATATACACCGAAGGTCAGTATTGCAGAAGGTGTTGCAAAATTCTATGAGTGGTACAAAAATTTTTATGACGTAGAGGAGACATAATAATGGCAGATAATTTTGATGACTTTGTTCCGAAGACTTCGGACGGTCCATCTCAGGCAGACAAACAGAAACCTATTAGTCCGGATAACCCTTTCAAGTTGGGTATTGTCGGTCATGGGTTTGTAGGTAAGGCAGTAGAGTATGCATTCCTACATCCACTAGTGGACTTGCAGATTGCAGATCCAAAGTATGGTCCAGAGGCATCCATCGATGCGATGGTTGAGTTCGAACCACACTGTGTGTTTGTGTGTGCACCCACACCCATGAACCCCGACAGTGGATTTGTTGATGCATCTATCGTAGAGGATGCGGTACTCAAACTGATCGAACACACCGAGTCTCTTGTTGTTGTCAAATCAACAATCACTCCGGACGTTATTGATCGACTCTACAACTCTATGTTTGAGGACGGTATTGATCGTTTCGTGTACAACCCTGAGTTCCTTACGGAGAAGTCGGCAGAGGAACAGTTTGTAAATGCAGAGTTCCACGTACTTGGTGGTAGTGAACGTGCAACTGCCGAACTGGTAGAAATCTATGACGTGTTCAGTCTGTGTAAGTCTAACGAGTACTTCCGCATGGCGGCCGCAGAGGCATCGTTCGTGAAGTATGCAATCAACACTTACCTTGCAACTAAGGTTACCTTCTTTAACCAACTGTATGACCTGATCAATGCGTGGGGTTGTTCTTACAACATCGTTACACGTGCGGTTGGCCGAGATCCTCGTGTTGGTGTTGGACACACCCGTGTGCCGGGTTATGACCGCAAACGTGGGTTTGGTGGTGCATGTTTACCCAAGGATGCAACCGCATTCTTAAAGTTCTCTGAGGCAGAGGACCAAGAGGGTAACAAGATTAGTTTCGATTTAATCGAAAAAGTCCTTGACATAAACAGCCGATATCGTGCATACTATGAGCTAGATGAACGAGAGAAAGCGAACAATATTACTTTTGGAGATGTGAATAATGAGCGTGATGGACAAACTGAAGAAGAACTCGAAGATCAAGACAACGGAGGTACTGTCGGAGAGTAAGTTCTTCACTGAGAAAGATATGGTCCCAACCAACGTTCCTATGGTGAACGTTGCACTATCCGGATCTGTCAACGGTGGAGTTACGCCAGGCCTTACGGTACTTGCGGGTCCATCCAAACACTTCAAGACCTCATTCGCCTTGTTGATGGCGGGTGCATATCTGGAGGCAAAGAAAGATGCGGTATTACTATTCTATGATAGTGAGTTCGGTTCCCCCCAATCTTATTTCCAACAGTTTGGAATTGACACTGATCGGGTGCTTCACACTCCTATCACGAATGTAGAAGAACTCAAGTTTGACTTGATCAGTCAACTCGAAGAGTTGGATCGCAACGATGATGTAATCGTAGTGATCGACTCAATCGGTAACCTTGCATCCAAGAAAGAACTTGAGGATGCAATCAACGAGAAGTCTGTTGCAGACATGTCACGTGCGAAGGCACTGAAGGGTCTGTTCCGTATGTGTACACCATACCTCGCAATGAAGAACATTCCTATGTTGGCGGTGAACCATACGTACAAAGAGATCGGTCTCTTCCCCAAAGATATTGTGGGTGGTGGTACTGGTATCTATTACAGTGCAGACAACATCTGGATCCTTGGACGCCAACAGGATAAAGTTGGTACAGAGATCAAGGGTTACCACTTTGTGATCAATGTGGAGAAGAGTCGATATGTTAAAGAAAAGTCTAAGATTCCTATTTCTGTGTCTTGGGAAGGTGGTGTACAGCGTTATAGCGGTCTTCTGGATGCTGCTCTTGTTGGTGGTTATGTCACTAAGCCTAGTAATGGTTGGTATTGTCGCGTTGATAGAGAAACTGGAGAGTTACTTGACCCGAAGGTTCGTCTGACTCAAACTCTGGAAGAAGAGTTCTGGACTCCGATCTTTGAGTTCACAGACTTCGCAGACTTCCTAGAGAAACAGTACAAGATTGGACTACCTCAACAGGTTGATATGGATGCGATAGTCGATGCCGAAGAAACTTAATGTAGATAAGGTCTCTGAGGGGATTGATTATAAGTTGATCCCCGTCGAAGACTCTCCTAATGATCAGGCGTGGGACATACGTATTCTACGTGGTGATTTCACTGAAACCGTTATTCGTTATGGAAATGTTGCATTCAATGAAATTCAGGATTGCCTTACATTCAATTATAAGGTGGTATTCTCACCTGATCCTTTATTGACATCTGATGACATTCAACTTCAGGAATATGCAGCAGACATTCTGGAGGACATTCTAGAAACCGCCTTCAATGAAGGGTGGGCAATCGCACAGCCGAGGACTTGATGGATATAAACCTAGAACAAACTATACTTCGCAACTTAGTAACGAATGATGAGTATGCGAGGAAGGTTGCAGCATTCGTATCACCGGACTATTTCGAAGGGGTCTATCGTAATCTCTTCAAAGAGTTCACCAAGTTCATTGCCAAGTACAACAAACTTCCGACTATGGAATCCTTCAAGATTGAGATCGATGAGGGTGACCGACTGTCGGATGAACAGTACCGACATGCAATGGAGATTTTGCCCAACATCTTTTCTTTTGAAGAGGTAGACGTAAATTGGTTGGTTGACCGTACAGAGAAGTGGTGTCAAGACCGTGCGGTATTCAATGCAGTCATGGAGTCTATATCCGTAATTGATGGTAAACACAAAACACTAAGTAAGAATGCGATACCGGAGATCCTGAGTAAGGCGCTCGCAGTTAGTTTCGATACCAATATTGGACACGACTATATTGAAAACGTAGACCAACGATATGAGTTCTACCACCAGAAAGAAGAAAGACTTCCGTTCGATCTGGAATACTTTAATTCCATCACTAAGGGTGGTCTACCTAATAAGACCCTCAACATTGCACTTGCAGGTACGGGTGTCGGTAAAAGTCTTTTCATGTGTCATTGTGCTGGAGCTTCCTTGTCTCAGGGAAAAAATGTCCTTTACATCACTATGGAGATGGCTGAAGAACGAATCGCGGAACGTATCGATGCGAATCTACTCAACGTAGCGATTGACCAGTTAGAGAACATGTCGAAGGATATGTTCCGTGATCGGGTTGGAGAACTCGCACGTAAGACTCAGGGTAAGTTGATAATCAAGGAGTACCCTACCGGACAGGCGAACACTTCACACTTCCGTGCTTTGTTGAACGAACTGAAACTGAAGAAGAAGTTTACTCCGGATATTGTCTTCATCGATTACTTGAACATCTGCGCCTCTTCTCGTATGAAGGGTATGGGTGGTGCAATTAACTCTTACTCTTATATCAAGAGTATTGCAGAAGAGATCCGTGGACTGGCAGTGGAGTTCAATGTTCCTATCGTCTCTGCAACTCAGACTACACGATCTGGTTACTCAAACGATGATGTGGGTCTCGAAGATACCTCTGAGTCTTTTGGTCTACCCGCAACCGCAGACTTCATGTTCGCTCTGATCTCTAACACTGAACTAAACTCTCAGGGTAAGATCCTCGTAAAACAGTTGAAGAACCGTTACAACGATCCCACAGTGAATCAGAAATTTGTTGTAGGGGTTGACAGATCGAAAATGAGACTGTATGATTGTGAACAGTCTTCGGAAGAAGAAGGT